ACAACTTTACTTTATTAGTGTCTTTGGATTTAAACCATTTTTTATTATGTTTTTACATAATTTATCTTTATCAATTGTTTGTGTGGTATTAAGTACTACTTCTGTAAATTTATCCTCCTCTTTGCCTGTTAAATTTGCTTTATCTATAACCTGATTATAAAATTTATCTAATTGGTTTTTAGTATATTCACTCGATAAAGGTTCTACTATATTATATAATACATCTCTATCTTTTACCCATTCATTATCTTTATTTTTTATAACCATCTGTTGTCTAGACTTATCTAATGAATAATAGGGTTTTTCATAATCATCTAGATTGTTATATGTTATATTAACAGCATTTGTAATACCATTTGTATTTGATAAATTAATAACACTGCTAATATCTGTTATAGCTTTTATAACCTGTTGTTGAAATTCAATTATATTAATAGAATCTCTACATTTTTCATTTAAGAAAATGTTAAGATTAAATTTATTATTTGTTGTACTATTATCATTATTTGTTATATATTGATTAGTTGGATTATCTATAATGGTCTGTTCTAATTGTTCAATTTTCTTATTTTGCTCTTCTAATTTTTCTAATAATAATTCTGTATTATCACTTTTTTCTTGTTTATTTACAAAAAATTTGCAAGTTTTTTTGTGGTTAGAAAATGAACCGCTTAATGTATATTCCTTACCACAATTGCACTTATAAAATTTGCTCGTTTTTGCTTTATTTTGCTTTATTTTATGTTTATCGGTTGATAAATGTCTCATATAATTTGCTTTTTTATTACTGTAATACTGACAACTTTCACAGCTATACAAAAATGGAGCTCCTTTTTGCTCCATTTTTCTTTATTTTTATAAAGTAAAAAACGAGCTTTTTAAATTATTTTAAAAAATGTATAAAAATTTTATGATAAGGAAATAAATTAGGCAAAATAGTATTTTGCATCATAATGGTCTAAAAACGAAAAAGTGCATTTTTTCCGCCGAAAGTTTATTATAATATATAAAAATACACAAAAATATTTGTGTTGTTTTTAAAATTTTGCCAAACTTTAAAATTGAAAAATGTGCACTTTTAAAATATCAGGCTATAAAATTATATTTCATATACATATAATCAATATGATATTGTGTATATAAATTATATATATAATATCATAAATTAACAAGGTAAATTTATAAAAATTGGTTATAATATTTAATATTTAATATTTAATATTATAATATTATTCTAAAATAAAATGTTATTGCCAAAACTGAGAAAGATAACACAAAAAAATAAAAAACATATATATAAATTATATGATCCACAAAATAAAAGAATTTTAGCTATAGATGAAGGAATAAATAGTAATAAAGATAAGAAACTAGCAGCAACAAAGAAAAAAGCTAGATTTAATGTATTAAGACAATATAGAAAATACAAAGATGTAAAAGGTTGTAGAAATTTAACACGTGATATGATTTATATAGATAAAAAATACAATTTAGGTAAAACGCGTAAAATATGTGGAGGAAAAAAACAATTTTTATATAATCCAGATGATCCAAAAAAATCATTTGATGTTTATATAGATAAAAATCCAGATGATACAATAAATATAAAATACACAACAATAGATGATATAAAAATGACAATAAAAAAATTAGAAAACTTGTACAAAAAAGGTAAATATCCACATAAAAGGATTTGGCAAGTAGGTATGATAATGAAGGTAAGATTAGAAGCAATGTTAAAACATAAAAAATCTCTATATCCAAATGCGATATATGTAAAACCCAGATATAATTTGGCAAATAGATATTTTAAATTTTTAGGTGAACGCACAAAAGAGAAAGATGATAAAAAGCGAAAACATATCACATTCAAATTATGATAAAGTAAATAATATCTATATTATATAAATGATATTATTTAATAATTGGGTTATTTTATCAATAATAGGTACAATTATAACATCTATATCATTAATGTTTATAAAAATTATAGCAGATAGTAAATATGATAATGATTTAATATTAGCATCAACATTTTGTATAATGGGTTTATTGTCGTTATTATATATAATTTTCAATAAAAGAAAAGATATTTTTTTTAAAGAATGTAATCATAAAATATTATTATTTATATTAGTATTTGCTATAATTTTATTAACTAGTAAAATAGTAGTTAGTCAAGCTATTAAATATACACCAAATGTATCATATGTTCATATGATAATAAATTTAAATATTATATTAACAGTAATTATGGGATATTATATATTTAAACAAAGTATAAATATAAAATGTTTTATGGGAATATTAATATCATTGTTAGGTATATCAATAGTGATATTTAATAAATAGCAATAAATATTTATATTTTATATTATTCTAATATATACTATAATGGTAAATAATTGTTGTAAAACAACAAAAAAAGCAAAAAAATGTAGACGCAAGGATGGAAAACTATTTAAATTACCTCGTAAATTTAGTAAGAAAACATGTATGAAAAAATTAAAGGATTTACAATGCGTTCATCATGTGCACCTTATAAATTTTGTAAATCAAATAAAAAAACTAAAAAGAAAGTTAATTAATAAAAATAAATCCAAGACATAAATTATATTTAAATACAATATAATATTAATAATTAATAATTAATGATATTAAATAATTTATTATTAAATAACTGGATATTTTTAGCAATAACATCAATGATTATAACAGCAACTACAGCATTAAGTTTAAAATATATAAGCGAAAGTAAATATAATGATAATACCATATTAGCTATAACATTTTTTATAATGGGTTTATTTTCATTTGGTTATTTAGTATATAACACTGATTTATCATATAAATTTATATCAGAATGTAATTATAAAATAGGTTTATTTATATTATTTTTTTCAATATTATTAATTTTCAACAATTTTATAATGAATTTAGCTTTTAAAAAATCACCAAATATAGGATATACACATATGATTATAAATGTAAATGTAATTTTTTCATTATTAACAGGGTATTTTGTATTTAAGCAAAATATAAACATAAAATGTTTTATGGGAATTATCATAACATTAATAGGAGTATCAATAGTTATATTTAACAAATAAAAATATAATATTGTTAATTTATGTATACATACCAAATGGTAATTTATAAGTATCTGTTTTAACAATTAATTTATCTACAATTTCTCTAGTTAATTCTATAGGAAATTTTATTTTATCACAAATTTTAGTATTTTTATCGAATATATTAATATCAGAACGAATTAATCTAAATAAATTTAATTTAGTATATATTACTTCTATACATCTTTTTAAATTACGTACACCTTGTTCATTTTGTGTATAGTTTCTAATTATATAATTTAATATTTCATCTGTAAAAATAATATCATCTTTAGAAAATTTTACTTGTTCATTTATTTTTGGTATTATAAAATCTTTTGCTATTATAATTTTTTCTTCTAACTTATAACCTAATGTTTCAATTTTATACATTCTATCTTTTAAAATTGGATTAATTTTAGATTCATCATTATAGCTAAAAATATATAATGCTTTTGACATATCTAATTCTATTTCTGATAAATATTTATCAGAAAAACTAGTATTTTGGGTAGTATCAGTTAAATGTGTCAATATACCTATTATTTCTTCACCACCTGGTGTGTTACTAACCTTATCTAATTCATCAAATAATATAACAGGATTCATACAACCTGACTTTATTAAAATTTCAATAATTTTACCATATTTACTGCCTTCATATGTATACTCATGTCCATCTAAATATCCACCACCTGATGTTCCACCTAATGCTATTAATGCAAATGGTCGAGATAATATTTTACTAATTCCATCTTTAATTAGAGTTGTTTTACCCGTTCCAGGTGGTCCATTTATTGCAATAGCAGTTCCTATGGCATTTGGATTAACTAACCATAAACCAATAAGTTGAAGTATTTGTAGTTTAGCATCATTAAGTCCATATACAACATTATTTAAGGTATTACGAGCATTATTTATAAATTCACTACATTCATCGAGATTTCCAGCGTATGTTATAGGTAAATTAGAATATTTATTAAATGGTATTTTAATAAATGTATCTACCCATAGTTTTAGTTTATAATATTCACTAGAATTACTCTCGCTCATTTGTTTCATAATATTAATTTTTTTTAGTGCCGATGCTTTAAATATATCAGGTATATCTAATTCAGTTAGATAAATTAAATAAGGTTTGTCAATATTTATTTTGGATTTTAATTTTTGCAATTCATTAATAGCATTAAATTGTTGTTTTAATGTCATTTTGGTTTTAAAATATTCAAGTTCATCTTGTTCCATATTTAAAATTTTGTAAAATTTTTTATAATTTTCTTTTGATATTTTTAAAGTAGGAATTTTATCACTATTAATAGACATTTTAATATTTTGCATATTATTATCATCAATAGTTTTATCACTAGAATTTTCAATGATTATATTATTAGTATTTGTATTATCAATATCATTATCTTCATTATCATCATTATCATCATTATCATCATTGTCATCATTATCATCATTATCATGTTTATTTTGAATACTATCAGTTATCATATCTAAAATATTGTTTTTTTTTTCATATTCATTATTGCTATCATATGTATTATTATTATTTTTGAAATTAAAATACATATTAATATTTTTTGCATAAGTATTATGAAAATCTAGATCTGTCTCTATATCAGTATCTGTATCAATATCTTTATTTTTTTTATTAATAAAATTTAATCTTTGTCTTTTACATTTTTGTATTTTATCTTTAGAGTAATTTGACGGAAAAATTTTATTTAAAAACTGATAATACTTTAATTTATCAAAACGTTTATTACTATCATCATCATCGTCATAATCATCACTATCATCACTATCATTATTATTATCATTAAGATCATTATCGCTATCACTATTACTATCATCATTTGTATCATTATCTATATTATCCATATTTTTGTAAGAAATTCTTTTTCTTGCTCCAGATTGAATTCGTGTTCTATGTACTTTTAATACCATATATGTAATTAGTAATAATATATATATATATATATATATTTATATATATTTATATATATTTATTTATATATATTGTATTTTATACTTTCCTTATTTGTATATGTAATATCAATTGAAAAATAAATTATAATATAATAATGTAGTATAAAAAAAATAAATAATATAAAATTTATTTAAAAAAAAATAATTGATATAAAAAATTATAATTAAAATAATCTAAATATTATTTTAATATAATAAAAAGATGCAAAGTAATAAAAAATCTTCAAAAATCGTAGGTATTCAATTTAGTATTCTAAGCCCTGAAGAAATCTTGAAAGCATCAGTTGCCGAGATATCAAATAGAGATACTTATATAAATAATAAACCAGTAATTGGTGGATTATTTGATCCACGAATGGGCGTTTTAGATGCAGGAATGATTTGTCCAACAGATGGATTGGATTATGTTGATTCTCCAGGATATTTTGGACATATGAAATTAGCAAGACCAGTTTATTATATACAATATTTAGCAATAATATTAAAAATATTAAGATGTGTTTGTATAAAATGTGGAAAATTATTAATAGATAAAAATAAATACAATTATTTATTGAAATATGATAATGAAAAACGTTGGAATAAAGTATTTGGATTAGCTGGAAAAATTAGTAGATGTGGTGAATGCTCTCAAAATGGATGTGGATGTTTACAACCAAAATTAAAAAAAGAAGGATTAGCAACTATTATAGCAGAATGGGATAATAAACAAGAAGAGACTGGTGATACAAGTAAATCTGGTAAAATGATTATGAAATTAATACCAGAAATAGTTTTAAAGATATTTAAAAAAATATCAGATGAAGATATAAATTTTATGGGTTTTAATAGTTGTTGGTCTAGACCAGAATGGATGATATGTCAAGTATTAGCAGTTCCACCACCGGCAGTTAGACCATCTGTTAAACATGATTCTCAACAAAGAAGTGAAGATGATTTAAGTCATATTATTATAAATATTATAAAAGCAAATAAAACGCTCCAAGAAAAAATACAAAATAAATCAAATTCAAATGTAATAGATGATTGGACAACAGTATTACAATATTATATAGCAACATTGGTTGATAATAAAATTCCAGGTGTTGCAGCGGTAGCACAAAGATCTGGAAGACCATTAAAAACTATTAAAGACCGTTTAAATGGTAAAGGTGGTCGTGTAAGAGGAAATTTGATGGGAAAAAGAGTAGATTTTAGTGCAAGATCAGTAATTACTCCAGATCCAAATTTATCAATTAGTCAATTAGGAGTTCCATTAAAGATAGCAAAAAATCTAACAAAACCAATTGTTGTAACAAAAAACAATAAAAAATATCTAAAACATTTAATAGTAAATGGACCAGATGTTTATCCAGGTGCTAAAATATATGAAAAAAAAAATGGTGAAAATATTAGTTTAAGATATGTTGATAGAAACTCAATAATTTTAGAAGAAGGTGATATAGTTCATCGTCATATGATTGATGGTGATTGTATACTGTTTAACAGACAACCAACATTACATAAAATGTCTATGATGTGTCATAGAGTAAAAATTATGTATGTTGGAGATACATTTAGAATGAATGTAGGTGATACAAAACCTTATAATGCAGATTTTGATGGTGATGAAATGAATCTGCATATACCACAAGATGATATATCAGAAATTGAATTACAAAATTTAGCAGCAGTTGAATATCAAATTATTAGTCCGGCAAATAATAAATCAATTATTGGTATTTTCCAGGATTCTTTACTTGGTAGCTATTTATTTACAGATAAAGATATAACTTTTGATAAAAAAACAGCTATGAATTTGTTGATGTATATGGATAACATTGATTTATCAAAAATAAATTTTGATAAAGAAAAAATAAGTAATTTTGAAATATTATCACAAATTTTACCGAATATTTCTATGAAATATAAAACAAAAAAATTTCAAGATGATGAAGATTATAACATTTCAAATAATATATTAGAAATTAAGAAAGGTATTATATATAGAGGACATATTGATAAATCAATATTAGGAGATACATCTCGTGGATTAATACATAGAATATTTAATGACTATGGTTCAATAAATTCACAAAAATTTATTGATAACTTTCAGAATATTGTAACAGAATACATGAAAATAAATAGCTATAGTGTTGGAATAAGTGATTTAATAGCCAATGCAGAAACAAATACAAAAATATCTCAAGTTATTTCTACAAAAAAAATGGAGGTTAAATCATTAATAGACCAAACACATTTAGGTATTTTTGAAAATAAGACAGCTAAATCTAATCTGGAAGAATTTGAATTGAAAGTAAATAATATTTTAAATAAAGCTTCATCAGAATCTGGTAAAATAGGTAGACAAAATTTGTCAAAAAATAATAGATTTGTTACAATGGTAAATGCTGGTTCTAAAGGTAGTGATTTAAATATATCTCAAATGATATCTTGTTTAGGGCAACAAAATGTAGATGGTAAACGTATTCCATATGGTTTTACTAATAGAACTTTACCACATTATTCTAAGTTTGATGACTCACCTATTGCACGTGGATTTGTAGAAAGTTCATTTATTGGTGGTTTAAAACCCGAAGAATTATTCTTTCATGCTATGGGTGGTCGTGTTGGTTTAATTGATACAGCTGTTAAAACATCAACAACAGGATATATACAAAGACGATTAATTAAAGGGTTAGAAGATTTAACTGTAGCATATGATTTAACAGTTAGAAATAATAAAAATAAGATTATCCAATTTAAATATGGAGAAGATGGATACGATCCATTGTATGTAGAATCTCAATCATTACCATTTGTAAATATAAGTATCGAAGAAATATATGGACATTATCAAATGCCAAATGATAGTACAAAAAATAGTATATATTCAGCTTTATATACAAAACAAACATATTCTCGCTTTAAACGACAAAAGTCTAGTTTAGAAAGTAAATGTAAAGAATATATTGATTTCATAATAAATTCTAGAAAATTAATTATTGAAAATGTTTATAAAAACATTTATAAAACTAGTGTTAATATGCCTGTATGTTTTACTCATTTAATAAATAATGTAGCAGGATTACAAGAACAAAATGTAATTATTGATATAACACCATTAGAAGTATTTGAACTAATTGAATCAACATTTAAAAAATTAGAAATGATTCATTATTGTAAACCAAATGATTTATTTAAAATATTGTATTATTATTATTTAAGTCCAAAAGAGCTTATTATGAATAAAAGATTAACACGCAAATCAATTGAATTATTATTAGAAAATATAGTTTTATCCTATAAAAAATCTATAATTAATCCAGGTGAAATGATAGGTATGATTGCTGCACAAAGTATTGGTGAACCAACAACACAATTAACATTAAATACATTTCATTTTGCAGGTGTAGCTTCAAAATCGAATGTTACACGTGGAGTTCCTAGAATTGAAGAAATTCTATCTTTATCAGAAAACCCAAAAAACCCTTCATGCACTGTATATTTAAATAAATTAGATAAATATGAACAATCAAAAACACAGGAATATATATATAAGTTAGAACATACAAAATTGAGAGAAATAGTAAATACTATGGAAATTTATTTTGATATAGATGATTTTAATACTAAAATAGAAGAAGACAAAGAGTTATGTAGATTTTATAAAGAATTTGAAGAATTAATAGATGATTGTAATGGTAAAGATTATGAAAATAAAGAAAAATCAAAATGGTTAATTAGAATGACATTAAATAAAGAAAAGATGTTAGACAGTAATATTACAATGGAAGATATACATTTTAGTTTAAAAAATTCATTTAATAATTTATATTGTATTTATAGTGATTATAATTCAGATAATTTAGTATTTAGAATTAGATTATTAAAACATATTCAATCTATTAGTCAAAAAAAACAAGAAAAACCATTAGATCAATCAGATGATATATATTTATTAAAAAATCTACAAGATAGTATATTGAATAAATTAGTTCTAAGAGGTATTAAAGATATAGATAAAGTTATGATTAGAAAAATTACAGACAATGTAGAAGAAATTGATAATAAATACGAAAAACGTGAAATGTGGGTTCTAGATACAGTAGGATCTAATTTATTAGATATATTAGGATTAGATTTTGTTGATAAAACAAGAACAATTACAAATGATATACAAGAAATATATAATGTATTAGGTATTGAAGCTGCTAGGCAAGCTATATTTGATGAATTTTCAGAGGCAATTGAATTTGATGGTGGTTATATTAATTATCATCATTTGACTGTTCTAGCAGATAGAATGACTTGTTCAGATAAAATGATTTCTATATTTAGACATGGAATTAATAGTGATGATATTGGTCCAATTGCAAAAGCTTCTTTTGAAGAAACACCAGAAATCTTCTTAAAAGCAGCTAGACATGGTGAAATTGATAATATGAGAGGTGTATCATCTAATATTATGTGTGGTCAAGAAGGATATTTTGGAACATCATCATTTCAAGTTGTATTGGATTTTGATAAAGTTATAGAATTAAATAAAGAAAACACAGAAGAATATATTGAAAAAACGGATGATGAAAAAATATTAGCAGAATTTAATAAAAACTTAATAGATAATAAACCTGAATGTGATATTAATAATTTATATATTAGCAATGATGCTAACAATATTAAGAAAATAAATATGGGTAATTCTGATGATTATGATTTAGATTTTTAATTAGATAAATTTAAATATATTATTAATATATTTTTATAATAATAATATAGAATTATTTTAAATAAATAATTAAAATATGATAATTTTTAATAAAATATTAAAATATAATATTCATAATAATATTTATATAGAAGATAATCAAAGAGAAAGCAATAATTATATAATAAAACAAATAAAAAATATAAGAGATAAATATTATTATTATAAATACATTAAAAAATTAGAAAATTATATTTTAATAAAAATATTTTTAAAATCTCAAAAAATGTATTTTGCATTAAATAGGTTTGTATTTAATTATAAATATAAAAAATCTAAAATATATAATACATATGATCTAAATTTAGAATTAATATCTGACACCACACATGTATTTAAATTATATAAAGATAAGTTTATTTATCAATTCACTTATATAGATTTTATAAATATAATAAAATATAGTATTTTCAATTATAGAGAAATTAATATTGATAGTGAAGACTTTGAAATAATAATAGAATCAAGTAATATTAAAAATCCATATACTAATATAGAGTTATCTATTATTGATTTATATAATTTTTATAATTTTTTGTTAAAAAATAATATTAATATACCTTTGATAATTAAAATGTTGCATAATTATAATTATAATTATAAAAATTTTACATTATATAATCAAGTATATATAATAGATGAAACATTTAAAATTTATTCTAAAAATTTGGAAAAAACAGTTAAAATAAAATATTTTAAAAATATATTAATTTATGTTACTGAATACATAATAAATAATATAAATCATGAAGAAATAATAGAAAGTTGTTATAAAAATATTTTAAATGATAACATGTTAACTATATCTATAAATAATTTTATAGATAAAAATTCAGATTTAAATATATTAGATGTATATATATATTATTATAATCTTAATCATTACTTTTTAAACACAAATAATTATAAGGGATTTATACATTATAAATTAATATTAATTTATAAATTATTGTTAGATAGTAATATAGATTTTGATAGTAATTTTTTAAAATTAAATAATATATTACCAACTATAGTATATATACAAATTTATCTCAACATTAATATTGAAAATTTTTTTATAAATAATAATTCTTCAAATATCATAACTAGAAATAATATAAATGATACTAATGATCTAAATAATACAAATAATACAAATATTTTAAGTGCAAATATTATGAATGAAAATAATAATAATTTAAATATTATTATGAGATATTATAACTATATTTTATTAAAATATAGATATTTTATTAAATCTATATCTAATATATATATTAATAATTTTATTATAATAAATAGATATATAAAAAAATTTATATATATAAAAAATGCAACAGGAAATATATTAATTTTTATTTACTTAATTAAATTTTTTATTTAAAAAATTACCAAATAAATCACTTTTCATAGAAATATTTTGCAAAATTTTTTCTTTTAATTTATCAGGTGTATTTTTTATTATATTTATATCTATTTTATAATCATTATTATATGATAATAATTTATAATTGTATAATTGACCTTCTTTTAATCTTGTATGTTGGCTATTTACTTTTATTATGTAATAATTATCTGATAATCTATTAATATTACCCAATATAAAATTATCATTACTAATGGCATTATTAATAATTGTAGTACTAATAAATATAAAAGGTATATTATAATGATTTAATAATATATATAAATCTATGGTTGTTATATAATAATTATCACTTAATATATATATATCTAGATCAAAATTTGGATCTTTAATATCCTTTAATTTAATAATATGTTTTTGTCTTAATATATATTCTTTTAATTTTGGTAAATTATTAAATTCAGATTTATATTTTTTTAATAATATATTTTTTAACATATTTATTGATACATTTATATTGTTCTCATGTAATATAAATAATAATATATTAAAAGAACATATATAATTTTGATTAATATTAGTAAATATTTCGTACAATTTGTTATCAAAATAATCTTTTAACACTTTTTCTCTAACTTTATATTTTTTTATAATACAATCTTTTAAATTATCATTATCTACTTTAATATATTCTTTATCATCGGGTTCAACTGGTTCAACAGGTTCAACAGGTTCAACAGGTTCAACAGGTTCAACAGGTTCAACAGGTTCAACAGGTTCAACAGGTTCAACAGGTTCAACAGGTTCAACAGGTTCAACAGGTTCAACAGGTTCAACTGGTTCAACTGGTTCAACTGGTTCAACTGGTTCAACTGGTTCAACTGGTTCAACTGGTTCAACTGGTTCAACTGGTTCAACTGGTTGTTTAATATCTTTAATTTTAAATTTTTTATTATTAATATTGTCATTAATTTTTATAATAGATTTTATAATATTTATATTATCTATATTTAATGGTTTTTGTGGAATATTATTGTGACTTATAGTATCGTATATACTATTAGATATATATTTATTTTTTATATCACTGGTTAAATCTATAAAATATTCTTGAATTAATAAAGATTGATAAATTATCATTTCATTTTCATTTAAATTTAACTCAATATTACTTAGATTAGAATAACTATCTTTATTAAATAACAAAGATTTTATATAATTATTTCTTATAATCTCATCAGCTAATCTAGAATAATATATTATTTTATTATCTTGATTTGTTAATAAATTATTTTTAGGTATTATTAAATTACAATATTTATCTTTATTTTTTAAACAAATACTTTTTTCATTACATTCATCATCATTTAAACATATAGATACTTGTTTAATTTTATTTAATACATTATCATCATAATCAGAAAAAGTAAAATAATTATTTCCTATATTTATTAGTATTTTATTAATAGATATTAACTTATCATGATATATTAATTTGTTATCATTTACAATATCTAATATTTTATTTTTATAATCATTTAATTTATAATCATCTAATATTTTTTTAAATGTTATAACAAATGTATTATAAAAATCAGTTTCTAATTTAATATTATTAATCGTATTAACGCGTTCTTTATCAACTTTTTCATTTGTTTGCAATGTTTTATCAATTATCATCAAATTATGATCATTAATAATTTCTAAATCATCATTTATATTTAATTCAGGCTCATTAAGCATAACAAATTGATTTCCATTAGTTAATATACCAACAATCAATTTATCTTCTATAACTTTAAATTTAGGTTTAACAATTATTCTATTATTGGTTAGTTTTACGATATCATTTAAGAATTCTTTAGTATCTTTATAATTATTATAATAATTATCAGTATAGTCATCCATTAATTTTATGGGTATATCAAATTCATTATATATTCCAGATGGATAACATGGAACAAATCCAGATTTACCATTTAATATATTATTAGAGGAGACTACTAATCCAATAACTTTAGATTGATAATTGATTATTTGATATAAAATTTCAAATTTTAAATTAAGGAAAATATTAATAATTTTGTACAAAGGTAAATTATTTTCGAATGTAGTTTCATTAGTATTTATAAATTTACAATGATTTTGTATATGTATTCTTATTAAATTTAATACTTTTTTAAAGTTAGTTAAATTATTATCACCAATATTAAAATTAAAAGTTCTAGTAATATTATATTTTAATTTAGTGTCTTCAATTAAATAAATTGGTTCATATATATTATTTTGTTTAATTAATATAAAACATTGTTTATTAATATCTAGATTTTCATTTGAATAAAACTGTTTTGGACATATTACATTTATATTATTAGTAATATCATTATTGAGTATTTCTAATATAATTAAATTTATACCATTTGGAAATAATTTTTCATTTTTTTTACATACAATATCCCACAAATATGTATGATCTATATATATGTCATCATCATTAATATATCTAATAAAATTATTATAAGAATTAATAATATATTTAAATAATTTAATCGACTTTTCATCATTTATGTCAATTGTTTTATAAAATTTTGAGTCACTATAATCATTTATATTTATTTTATTTATATTTTCTTGTAAAATATTAGTATTGGATTTGAATAATTGTACTAAATTACCATTATTATAAGATATAAAATCATCTATATCAAAACTCTGTACTAAATATTTTTTCATATCATTTATAGTTATATCTTTTTGTAAAATTAATTTACCATACAAATCTGCTATACAACTTATAAAAGATTGATTTTCTGATATAGAAACACCATATCTTAATAGACATGGAGTATTTTGATTAAGCATATTAGTTTTTTTATTAGAACATATTTGATTATCAAATTGTAAAAAATATTGAATATTTATTGGTAAAAACCCTATTCTATTCTTTTCCAATGGAAATTTTTCAGAACCTTTTACATATTCATAAAAATCTTTATGTATATTTTTTTCATTATTATTATTATTATTCATTAAACATTTTTCTCTATTTTGTTTTTGTTTTTCTGCATTCCAATCTTTAAAACAACATGGTAAACAATTACCATCTAATGTATTATGTTTACTATCTAAAAATCCAGGAGAATAATATATGTAATTTTTATTTTTATCCATATGAACTTTGTCATCAGTAAATTCATATATATTATGATTATTAGGAACTTTTTTAGCATTATCAGGAATAATTTTACCATAATCGCCAGATTTAACTTGTTCTTCTGTTAAACTTACATTTCTTTTTAAGTCCCAATATCTTGGACAAATGTACCAATATTTTTTATCAGGATGACTTCCATAATGAATAGCATTAGTATAAGAACCTTTATGATTCATATCTATATATTCTTTTTCACTATCAGATAATATGATAGGTTGTCTCTTAACATTAGCAGGACATATTCTAGAATATCCATTAAATAGTGGATTATTATTGTTAACAAATAGTTTAGGTTCTCTAATTGCTAATCTTTTTAATGCTGGATTAGGATGAAGATTCATATTTGTAACATCTATACCATCTTTATTTATTTTTAATTCTTCTTCATCACTATGTTCACTAACATTATCGTGATCTTTCTCAACATCTTTCTCAACATCTTTCTCAACATCTTTCTCAACATCTTTCTCAACATCTTTCTCAACATCTTTCTCAATATCTTTCTCAACATCTTGCTCGATATCTTTCTCAAGATCTTCCTGAAGATTTTCTTCAATATCTTGCTGAACATCTTCTTCTATATCTTCTTCAGAACTATTACTATCCATTAAAAGATTTATAAAATCTTCTTTATCATCATCTTTATCATCGTCTTCATCATCTGTATCTAATAAAATATTTAGTAAATTATCATTATCATTATTATCAATTGAATCAATATCAATAGGTTCTTCTATATAATCTTTGTCTTGTTGATTAATTTTATCTTGATTATATTTTTCATTTATAATATCATTTTTTAGATTATCTTTATTAATATTATATTTTTCTTTACATAAACTATTAATGCGTGAAGTAAGGTCGGAATTAAATTTGTAATTTGTTAATAGTTTTAAGAGAGAATCAATATATGTAGGAATATAATTGAGGTAATTAATATTGTCGATATTTTCTACAAAAACAATTATATTATTTGTATGGGGTTCTTGTGTAATTTTTACAGGAAAACCAGGATTATTCTTAATTTTTAACCTTTTAAAATTATTTAAATCACTATCTAATTGTAATTGTGATATAAGATCGACAAATTTACTTTCAGCTTTACTTTTTTCTAATTGATAATTATCTTCTAATTTTTCTATAATTTCATTTTGAGTTAATTCTTGTTTTAACTGTTCTATTATAAAAGCATCTATTGATTCCATTGTGTTAAAATTAGATACTCTTTTGTAGCGAAATTCAATAGATTTATCTGTTTGAAATTTATTTTTTATAATATTAAAAATATAATTAATACAATTTTTGTTAGTGTTTAGATTTATAGATTTTATATTATTAACAGATATAGAATAATTTAATTTATTAATTTCAATGTTAGTATCATTTATAGAATAAAAATTTTTATAAATATTATTTGTTGTATTAAATATTTTTTTTAATTTATCTATTATAGGATTTAGATTATCTGATATAATTTTATTTAACATTTCTAATGTAATAGAACCATTTAATTCTATTTTAATATTTATATTACCATTAGTATCAAATTCAATAATAAAATTATGATCACTATTTATCACAATAGCTATTTTATTTTTTTTTGCAATATTTTTAACATATTTAAATATTTCACTCTTGTTTAAATAAGGTATTTTTTTATTATTTGTAGATGTAGTAGGTGCATATAATCTATAAACATTTTCTTGTATTTTTCCAGGATTAAATTTTATTAATGGTAAATTTTCATCACTATTTAAAAGTTTAAATATATATTCTAACGGGATATTAGAATTATAATATGAATAAATATTAAGATCAACATAATTTATACCATAATAATTGTAATTAAGTAAATCAGTATTATTTGTTATATGATTAAATAATTTAAGTATATTATTTTTTTTTATAAAATCACTAGATTCTAGTAATTTTCTAGTATTAGAAATATATTTAATATTGTTAGTTATAAAATCTGTATATGTAAAATGATTATCATTGTAAATATATGGATAATAACATTTAATTATAGTTTTTTCATCTAATGATTTTATAGATTTAGATCTAGTTATATCACTAAGTAAAACTACATATATAGTATCATTAATTATATTATATTCAAATAATAAATCTGAATTAGTAGTTGATATATTATTATCCAATAAAGATTTTAAATATATATTATTATTGTGGATATTAAAAGGGTTTACTATATTAAAATATTTACTTTTTTTTTCATTTATTTTATTTGCAATTGGAATATCTACATAAATATCATCTATATTTAATGATAATATATCATTATATGTATAATATTCCTTTTTGATAATTTTTTTTAAAATATCTAAATTGTTATTAAAGTTAATTATATAATTAACTAAATGATCATATGATAAATTTTCTTTATTATTATTTGTACATTTATTATAAAAATCATATGGATCAAATTTATTATGAGAAACTCCATAAAAATAAATTTCTTCAAAAGATATATTATCAATATCATTAATTATAAAAGCGTTAATTAATTTTAATTTTATAGTTTCAATAGTATCATCATTAGATATTAAATCATTTACTAGAAAAATATTAGTATTGTTTTTTAATATTAATTCTATTTCACTTTCTATAAAATATTTATTCAAATCTTTAATATAAATATCATCATTGAAAAATGATTTATTATCAATTTTTAACTTGTTATTTAGTTTAATAATATCATCATTATTATATCCATTTATAAATATAAATAACTTTGAATAAATATTATTATTATTGATATAAAATTTAAATATATTTGACATCTATATAAATAGATATATATATTTTTATATAGACTATGAAACTCAATATGATAGTTGCTTATTGTCAAAATAGAGGTATTGGTATAAATAATCAATTACCATGGTATTTTAAATCAGATTTAAAAAAATTTAAAAAATTAACAGTAGGAAATAAAAATAATGCAGTTATAATGGGTGGTAATACATGGAAAAGTATAGGAAAAAGTTTACCTAATAGAGATAATTTGATTTTATCTAAATCTTTATCTAAAGATATAGAAGAAAAAAATGTATATATTTTTGATACATTAGAAGGTTTAGAAAAATTTTATAAATCAAAAAAATACGATGATATATGGATTATAGGTGGATCAGAAATATATAAATTATTTATGGAAAAAAATATAGATAACATCTACGTAACTTATATTAACAAAACTTATAATTGTGATATATTTTTTCCAGAGATAGATAACAATAAATATATTTTATCAAGTAAATCTATTCATAATGATTTAATTATAGATCCAAATATTAATAATAATGATATATTATTTGATATTGTATATAAATTAAGAGATAATTATACATCATAGTATGGATTATCTGTTATATTAGTTCCACAATATCTAGCTGGTTTGTTTTTATAATCTACTGGATTATATATACCTATTTTTTTTGCTTCAATAATTAAAAATTTAAAATTTTGCCAAAATTCATCATTATGTCCTATTGATTTTGTTCCAACATGACTTAGTTCATGTAGAGCAACATAAGTTAAGGTGTTAATATCAATAAGTCTACCTTGACTATTTTTTTCTGTATCTAAACAAAATGCTATTTTCTCACCTTTATTTTGACTATATGCAGTATATTCGCTTGTAGGTAATGTTTCATATATTTTTTTAGGGTTATAATTTTCTACTATTCTTTTACTAATTTCATTATCAGGTAAATTTTCTTCTAAATGTTTTACTAAACGTTTTAGTCTAGAATTTACATCAGCTAATCTATCAGCAGCCATCTCAAGTTTATTTCTATCTCTTACACAATATTTATTACCATCTTTTTCTGATATTATACATCTTAAATTAAATGATTCTGATTCTAAAAATATTTTTAAACAAAAAAATATAACAAATGCCAATAAAATATATATTATCAAATTATTCATATATATATATTTATTTAAATATAATATGTAATAGAAATATTTTATGCAGAGGATCCTATTTCTAAAGGTCTACGATGTTCATCTGTATCAATTGTAGATATATTCCATGGACAATTTGTATTCATGCGTGGATTTGGTGGTTCTGATCTAATTTGTAAATTGGCATTTCTTAATGAACTTCCTACTGTATTTATAGATTTTTGTGGTTGATTTAATAGATTAATACCATTTAAACCATTATTTACAACAGGATTTTGATTAGCAAAATCACTTGCTGAATTTACAGGTAATAAATCAGTAGGTTTAACAGATGCATGATTTACAACAGGTGGTTGTGTAGATCCATTTATTGGTGCATATACATTTGGTTGGGAGTTTCCTACTGGAAGAGATGTAGCTGTGTTTTCAGATGAAGTAGGATTTTTTGAAGGGTTTAAATTATTTGCTAAACCAAGTTTGAATATATTTTTATTTTTAGAATATTTGTATATTGATACACCAATTATAATTAAAGCAATTATAGCTAAAATATTTTCAGTACTAAAATTAAAGTTTTTAAATACTTTTTTAACACTCTTCATTTATATAAATTTAATATATTATTTTTTTATAATTTAATAATATATTAAATTTATATTATTAAACTTCACTATCACTACTATCTGAATCTACCAATTTATTTAAATTATATTTAATTTTTATATTTTTTGCTTCTAGAAATGCAGATATAGCGTTTTTTCGTATCTCTTTAGCTCGTTTTTTTGCAGCATAATATAATTCTAGATATATTTCATTTTGATCTTTTATATTAATTGTTTCTAAATTTTCTTGTAAATCTAAATCTGATAATTCAATTAATTCACCAATTCCTAAATTATTAGTTTTATCATTTTCATTTATATCTAAATTTATATTTTTACTTTCATCTTTATTTACATCTTGATTTTCATCTTTATTTTCATCTTGATTTTCATCTTTATTTTCATCTTTATTTTCATCTTTATTTTCATCTTTACTTTCATCTTGATTTTCATCTTTATTTACATCTTGATTTTCATCATGATTTTCATCTTGATTTTCATCTTGATTTTCATCTTTATTTACATCTTTATCTTTATTTTCATCTTGATTTACATGTAATATATGTTCACTATCATTTGTTTTAATTTTACTATTTTCATTATTTTCATTATTTTCATTATTTTCACCATTTTCATTATTTTCATTATTTTCATTATTATATTTTACTAAATTATTAGATGTTATTAATATATTTTTTTCAAATTCATCAGGTGGCGTCATAACCATACATTGAACAACTACATAATCAATTGTTATATTTTTGTTAGTTAAATTTATTCCATTAATAAGTATTAATGGAATAATATCAGTATTACTATTTAAACTATCTAAATCTATTCTATTATGATTTTCATCATATAAAAAAAGTTTATCTAACTTAATAGATGTTTTTAATAAAAAATTTTTACCAGATCTATATGTTTTTATACTTGGTGTTATAAAATCTTCAATATCATTTTTTGTTATATTATCATTTTCATAAAACCATGTATCTCTAGAATTATATATATTATCTACTATATATGTTTCTAAATTTTCAAAAAATTTAATTATATTTTTTTCATTACTGTTATATATTAACTCCATATAAGTTCTTGATTTAGTTTGTGTTATACCGTTTTTAGTTTTACATTTAGGTAATTGTATATATATATTTTTTTTAAATTTAGTTTGTGTTATTTTACAAAAATGATTATTGTTATTAATATTAGTTGGATTATCTAAATTAATAATTTTAAAATCAAAATCTTCAGATATTTCAAATATTTTATTATTCATATTATAAATTTAAAATAATTTTTAAAAGTATATTAGACGAATTAAATTTATTAATTAATAAATTAATAAATTAATAAATTAATAAATTAATAAATTAATAAATTAATGAAAAACAAATTATTAGAACAATGTAGAGAATATTTTAAATCAAATGAATTTAAATCAGATTTTAAAGAGACAATTGAACCTATAATACATTATATAATGCAAGATATATATTTATATATAATAATATTTATATTATTTATATTATTTACATTTATAATACATTTAGGAATATTATATACTTTATATCGTTATAATAAAAAAATTACTAAATTAATATTAAATAATATTAAATAATATTAAATAAAAAATTCAATAAATTATAATCTCTATATTATATATAAAAGTATGACTTCTGTTCTTTTCGGTGGAAAAAGAAAATCTAAAGTAAGAAAATCGAGATCTAAATCCAAAAGAGGTGGAACTTTACAAAATTTAGCCACACCAGCTGTTTTATTGGCTGTCAATCAATTTATGAAATCACGTAAACTACGTAAATTATCAAAAAAATCAAAAAAATCAAAAACACAAAAAATGAAAAAAACACGTGGTAAAAAATAAATAATTTATCAAAAATTATATATTACAAATTATATATTTATTAAAATTAATAAATATATAAAAATATATATTATTAAAACTAATGTCTATACAATCTGATATAAAAGAATGGGTAATTTTAGATAATAATATAAAAAAAATAACAAAAGAAATTATAGAACTAAGAAAACGAAAAACAGAATTAAATGATAATATTTTTACATATTTAAATGATAATAATATGACAGATACAACAATTAATATAAGTGATGGTAAATTAAATTTTGTTACAACACAAAGTTTTACAACATTAACATTTAAATTTCTAGAAGAATGTTTAAATGATTATTTTAAAGACGATAATAAAACTAAAGATATTTTAAAATATATAAAAAGTAAAAGAAATATAAATTATACTAATAATATTAAAAGATCATATAAATAATCGTTATAATATATAATATATAATTATATATTAATATGTTTGTTTCTCTAGATAACAAAGTATTTAATAATGATAAATTATCTCTATCTTTATTTCCAGGATTTAATTATAAAGATGATAATCTAGATCAATTAAATAATCATATAAATAATAAATTTGATAATTCAGAAATTTATATTGTTATAAAAGAAAATGTATGTGATGATAATTTATATAATAAGTTATTAGATAATGTATTACATAATACATCTATTAAAAATAAAAAAAAAATCTATAACAAAAATAAAATAACTAAAAAGAATAAAAAAATAAATAGCAAAAAATAAAAAAATATGGATAAATTTGTAGAAAAATGGTTTGAAAATAATGAAGAAAATATATCTATCGGTACAATAACTATATTATATCAAGAAATAGATATATTTCCAAATTGGTTAGAAAAAATAGTTTATTTTTTTAAAGAAATATTTTGATATAATTTTTTATAATATTATAGTAAATTATATTATATTATTTGATATATAAATTATACTCTGGTAAGCAATATATTTTATTAGGATTATCATATATTTTTATTTTTTTACTTTTATTTGAATGACAATGTGGTAAAAAATCTTTATTTTTAATTAATTTTAAAGTTTTTTTATTTTTTACATTATACCAGTAATTTTTTTTATATGTATTTTCTAAATTATAACGCTTGGATCTTTTGAAAAATCTCTCTATATATGCAGGATTAATAGTTTCTCCTGCAATTATAGCACCTGCACAACAACCAATATATATTATATTATCATTTTTTATTCTATTACGAATAATTTTATCTATATTATATTTTTTTAAATAATACCATAAATAAAAAGTATCACCACCAACAACCCATATTATATCACTTGATTTTAATCTATAAAATGCTTTATTATGATTTAATTTATTTGAAAAATCTATATAATGTATATTACAAGGTTTATCTATATTAAATAATTTAAATTGATTAATAAACTTTTTTTTAGCATAATAAGTTAGCTGTTTGTATGATTTATTTTTAAAATTCATCTTTGCAGTTATAATTACCGATATATTTATTTCATCTTTATTGTAAAATTTATTGTTTATTATCTTGGAAGTTTTTTTTGCAAGAATTGTATTTTTAGTACAATTTGACGCCAAAATTATATTATTATTTTTTGATATATTTTTTTTTGTAACTTTTTTAATTTTTAATGTTTTCTTATTTTTCATATATATATATATATATATATATATATATATAAAGTATATTATATATATTAAATAAATACATGAAGTTATATTTTATAAATTATAAATTATATTAAAAAGATAATTACATGTATTTATATATATATGAAATATATAAATGTATTATTTTTAATTATGCAAAAAGTTAGTTGTATTAATCTTTATCAAAATATCTTACACAAACCAAAAATTAGTAACATTATTTATATGTCAAATAATATTCCAGAATATCAACCATTACAAGTAATTAATTCATTAACCAAGAGTACAGCATCTATTAGTAAATGGAATATTAATGAATTAATAAATGAAATTGATAATAAACATATTGATAGTTTAACTTTATTAAAAAGTAATAATGAAATTACAGGTATTGTAGCTATAGATGATGGTTATTATGATAATTTACCTTTACTAAGTAATTTACATTATATAGAAACAGGTGTTGATAAAATTTCTGAGATAATTTTAAATAAAATTGTTGAAAAAAATATATATTATGATATAATTACAATTACAGATAATAATTTAATACAAAATTTACCAGGTATAATATTTAATATTTTATGTATTTATTTTTTTATTAGTTTACTATCTAGTGTTTTTTCTAGATTTGGTGGGAATATGCCATCTAATATGGGTAATTTTATTAATCAAAATAAAAAATTATCAACAGTTGTTGACAGTAATGATATAGATACTCGTTTCATAGATATTGCTGGTTGTGATGAAGCAAAATATGAACTAGAAGAAGTTGTTGATTTTTTAAAAAATCCAGATACATATAATAATTTTGGTGCAAAAATCCCAAAAGGAGTTTTACTAGAAGGTCCACCTGGAACAGGTAAAACATTATTAGCAAGAGCTGTTGCAGGGGAAGCAAATGTTGGATTTATATCAGTTTCAGCATCCGAATTTATTCAAATGTTTGTTGGTGTTGGAGCAGCACGTGTTAGAGATCTATTTGATGAAGCTAAGAAAAATTCACCATGTGTTATTTTTATAGATGAATTAGATGCAATAGGTCGTAAAAGAGGAGAGGGATTTAATGGTGGTGGAAATGAAGAACGAGAACAGACATTAAATCAAATTTTAACAAAAATGGATGGATTTGATAAATCAGATGCTATAGTTGTATTAGCAGCTACTAATAGAATAGATATATTAGATACAGCATTAACAAGATCAGGTAGGTTTGATAGAAAAGTAAAAGTAGGACTACCAGATATAAAAGGAAGACGTGCAATATTAGATATTCATTTAAGAAATAAAAATGTAAATAGTAATACAGATTTTGAGCAAATAGCAAGTTTAACAACTGGATTTTCAGGAGCAGATATAGAAAATATGGCAAATGAAGCAATTATATTAGCACTTCGTAATAATTCAACGGAAATAACTACTAAATATTTATTGGACGCATTTGAAAAAATTACTATTGGATTACCTTTGTCAAATCAGATTATTAATGTAGAAAAAGATGAACTTGTAGCATATCATGAAGCTGGACATACATTAACAGCTTTACTATTTAAAGATATATTTACTGTTAGAAAAGTAACAATTAATGCTAATACAAATGGAGCAGGTGGATATACTTTATTTACACCATTGGAAAAATATATGCAGTATCCTACAAAAAAATATTTTCTAGCAAATATGATAGTAGCAATGGGTGGAAGAGCTGCTGAAATTGTTTTATACAATAATGTAAGCAATGAAATTGTAGAAAATAATTATAAAAATGATCTTGTATTTGGTGATATAGAAGATCTTAGTATAACAGCTGGTGCAAGTCAAGATTTAAAACAGATTGATAGGTTAGCTAGACAATATATAGAATTATTTGGTATAGATGGTAATAATAATATAGAATATCCTATTATTCAATCACCTAATAATGGTTATACAATGTTATCAGATAAAACTAATAGAGATATAGAAAAATATGTAGTAAAATTGACAAATATGGCTTTAAAACAAGCAATCAATATAATTTTATCAAATTATGATAGTTTTGTTATGATTGCTGATGAATTAATAAAAAAACGAGAAATAGATGAATTATATTTATCTATTATAGATGTAAATTATTATTAGTGTTTATTTCCCTATAACCATTTATATAATATATTTTTTTATTTATAAATCAAATTTTCCATATTAAAAAATATATTATATTTTTATTTCTTTTTCTTGAAATACATTTAATATTTTTTGTATTTCTTTAATTTTAAATTTTAATTCGTTATTAATTATAGGTACTCTACAAGATGGGCAATTATTATAGACATTTAAACAAGATTTATGATAATTACCATGTTTATTTATACACATATTATCAGTAAGTTCTTTTTTTTTCTAAATTTTCTAAACATATTCCACAAGTATCTTCGGGTTATTATGATTTACATTTTGCATATTTTTTTATTGTAAACTTTTTTTTTATATAATTTTTTTTCCTCGTAGTCATATATATATATATATAATTAATCTAATTTATACCATTTTTCATTATTAAAAGGTGATACTAATATATTACCTAATCTTTTTTTCCAGTATTCAACTCTTTCATCAAATAGTAATTCTTTTTCTGTTTTTGGAAATCTAGATGATTCATCTAAATATTGTTTTTCTAAATCACTTTTTTTTGGTTTATAACCATAACAATTTGCTCCCATTTTTATATAAGGATTGGATATATATCCACCGTTTATACCTGGTAATCCACAATCATATTCATGTCCTTCGCGTTTTTGTAATTCATTAAATTCAGTTTGAGAAGTTGGATATAATGCTAATTTATCTTTTGACCAACCATAACTACACCAACTTGCACCTGCTTTTTGTGCATCAGATAGCTGTTTATGATCAGCTAATGATGAATTAAATGATTTACAAATAGCTTTTGCATCATTATAAGTAAATCTCTGACCAGGTAAATGGAATACCTCTTTTTTATATTTACTTATGTTATTATTTTCTTCATCATATATATTTTGATCTGATAAATCTTGATTAGATATATTTTGTCCGGATATATCTTGACCTGATATATCTTTATTATTTTCAGAATTAGTTATATTATCAGGTAAATTTTTAACATCATTAAATAACATAAATATGACATCACGAACTTCAGTAAAAATATTTATATTAAAAAAATATACCAAAGCATTTATAAAAATGACTATAAGAAATATGAACCATATTAGAGATGATATATATTGAAAGGATGAATCACTATAACTGTTTGAACCTAAATTATTAAAAAATATATAATATACAATGATTATTAATATTAAAAAAAATAATACAATTAAAAGATATGGATTTTGTGTAAAATTATTTAAGTAATTAACAGAATCATCTATAAATGATAAATTCATTATCTATATTATTATATAATATAAATATAATAATATATTATTATCTATTATTCTATGATTTTTTTTTGATAAATATAACAATAAGCTTTATTTGAAATAATTTTTGATGTTTCTATTTCTTTTACTTGTGTATCATTAAATTCATACCACTTATTGTTTGCATTTTTTACATAAGAAGTATAATGGCCTCCTAAACAACCTCCACTATGATTTATTATACCAAATAAATCATATACATAAGTATTCTTATCATATCCTATTATATACTTAGATAAATCTAAATTTTCTAATGGAGTATTTATTAACATATTTATCTTTTTATTATCATTTGTGAATTTTTTAAAATCTATAATTAGTATAGTTGGTAAACTCCAAAACATTATATTTTTAAATATACTTTCTTTTTTATTTGTATTTTCATTAAACCAAGCATTTTCTCCCTCTAACAATTCATTATTTGTATATAAATCAAAACATTCATAAATATTACATGTTGATTTATTATTAGGTAATGGTAAACTTAATGTACAAAATACTTCGCATGAATTAGATAATATACTATCATCTACAATTGATTTAATAAATGATACATGAACAGCATAAAATAATTTAATTATAAAAGAATATTCATTTGAGTGTTCTTCTTTTATTTTATTAAAACATTTTATAGCTAATCTATCTAAACTATTTTTTGGTTCACCATTTACATTAATATCTACTTGTCTTTTAATAGAATTATGAAAAACTTCTATAATAAATATTAGAAACTCTGGTAAATCATTTTGTGCAAATCCAGAAAATAGATCACGACCTTTTTTAGTTGATATATCATGCACATAATTTAAAAATCTATGTGGTGCTATCATACAATTTGTTTTCCACATTAAATCTTTTAATGATAAATATTCACGTAATAAAATAGAATCGTCACAATCATTTATTATAGTATTATTTTCAAATGCATCTGATAATAAATAACAATGGGATAAAACTTGAAAACAAGAATTTATATAACAAGTGTTTCCAAGATTGGCTAGTCCACTCAGACCTTTATTTGAATATTTTTCTATATTTATCATTATTATTTTTATATATGAAAAGGTATTTAAATCAATTATTTTTATAATATAAAAATAATTAATTTAAATATTATATTTAATATATATATAATATTTTAAAATGAATAATCAAAATCAAAATCATAATCAATACAATAATCAATACAATAATCAATATCATAATCAATATCATAATCAAGATCATAATCAAGATCATAATCAATATCAAAATTATTATTTTAATAATAATTTGGATTATAATATCTCTAATTTACATAATACTATGAATCAGTATATTAGTTATAATAGTAATATCTTAAATTTATTAATAGATAATAATAATATTATTCATAGATTTACTAGAAATATAGATTATTATTATAGAAATCACTTAGTAAATAATATGCAAAGTTATTATAATCAAAGTTATAATCAAAGTTATAATCAAAATTATAATTATAATCAAACTTATAATGATCCAGATTATAATAATCAATGGTATAATTATAATCAAAATACTATAAATAATGATAATAATAATGCTAATGATAGTGATAGTGATAATGTAAACCAAAATGAAAATGAAAATGAAATAACAAGTATGACAATACCTATTAATCTTGAAAGAGGATTAAATAATGAAAACAGAGAATATTTTAGAAATTTATCTCAAGAAAATATTTCTGCTATTATTGAAAATAATATACAAAGAACTACTTTCAATCTAGTAGATAATCCAAATGATACTATGTGTGCAATATGTCAAGATGATTTTGAATATAATACAGAAGTAGGTGTAATGACACATTGTAATCATATTTTTAAATATGACAGTTTAATAACTTGGATACGTCAAAAACATACTTGTCCTAAATGTAGATACAATATATTAACAAATACAAACATGATATGTTATAATGATTCAATGGTTAATACTGATTATAGTAGTTTAAATCATAATTCTAGTTTTATATTAACACATAGACAATTCAGAGAACTATTAGTTGTTATGTTTTCTAATAATAATATAACATTAATACAATAATATTCTTTAATCTATAATTTATAACATTACTATAATAGGTGCATTTTCTATAGATATATTATCTTTACAATTATATAGAGAAACATTCCCTATCAACAAGTGGTATTTTTTCAACATTACAAAACCATTTTAAATAATTTTGTACTCTTTTGTAATATTTTTTTCTCTACAATTATAAATAATTGTAACAGGTGCAACGGGTTTTTCTATATTAAATATAAGTTTCAATAAATTATATATAAAATTATTATATACATATATTGTACTCGATTCTAAATATTGAGTAGGTTTTTTTTTTAATAATTTTATAAATATTGCCATATATATTGAATATTTTGGGTGGATATATCCAACTTTTGATGTGTCAAAAATAAAACTAAATTTTTTTTTATTATCATATAATTCTAACCATTTATCTGTAAATTCTTTAAAATCATTATCACTATCTATACTACCTAATGAAACATTTACAATTGGGAATTTTTCATAATTATAATTTGCAAACATATTATTATAAATTTATTCATTAAAAAAATAAACATATTTTTAATGAATAAATTTATAATAATATATTTTTAGATATAAATCTATATTCCCAATATGTTAATAATTCCTGAAATGGTATATTAGTTTTTTATATTTATATTTAGTTTTCTAAATATAAATTAAACAATACATATTAAAGTGCAAGATTACCAAAAGGATCATTATATGGTAATAAAATTGGTTTTTTTTTTAGGACATTTAATATTTTTTTACTTACATATTTCTTATCAACGACAACTTCATATACTAAATCATTAAACCAATCAATACTCATGATATAATTATTATTTTTACCATGTGAATTTTCTACTAAAAATTTATCAATCTTATTATTATTATCTTTATTATAACCACGAATAACAACGGCATGACTTGGATAATTATCTCTATATTTTAATCCATTACATTTTTCAATAATATTATCATAACCAAAGATATCTTTATAATTGAAAGCATTTCTATCTAAAATACTCTTGTCTTTTATATTATATTTATTCCAATATAAACCAGTCCAAACACCTTCGTTATTATCTATTGATTTTATAACTGATTTTAACATAATATTAATGGGTACATTTATATAATTTTGCAATTTCATATTTAAAACATTGGTATTTTGTTCTGTATTATATAAATTGTAAAATTTTTTATCGGGACAAGGATAATTTATTAAACATATTTTATTATTAACATTATAAGGTACATATTTTTTGTAAAAAGTTATAGCATCCAAATCTCTAATAATATTATTCTTTTTATTTTCTTTATAATTTAAATTTTTATTTTTATTATTAATAGTAATATAATTCCAATCAAATTTTTTTGGTGGTTCACCATAAAATATTATCAAAATTTTATAACATTCATATAAAAAATTTTCCAATATCTTATCTTTATTTTCACGCAAATAATTTATATCATAATTTCTTATAGTAATAGCTGTTTTTCTTAAAAATGTATTTAAAAATTTATTTAATTCTATAGTATTACCAGAATGATATTGGTCTTGCATAACATTATATGGTAATAATCCATATTTATTAACTAGATTAACAAATAGATTCCATGTTCCACCATCACTTATAGGTGTTTTTAGTATATCTATTAATTTTATATCATCTAATTTTTTATTATAATTATTTATTATATATGATAAAAAAAAGTTAGCTTTTTCTAATTTATCATAAAAAGCTAAATAGTTTTCACTAAATCTAAAATCAGGTAAATTATATTTTTTAATCATTTCTAGTCTTATAATATTTAAAAATGCAAAAATCCAACATCTACCAGAATTTTTTTGATCTGTTATACTAGTATTAATATCTATTGTATTAGAAAAATATTTATTGTTTTTTTGTAAATAATCAGACTTTATAACCAAATTACTAAAATGATTTTTAGTATTTACATTTTTAAGTACTTTATTAGTACGTTTTTTATTAAATTTTTTACTGAATTTACTTATATTTTTTCTTGTCAAATTATTCATTATATTATAATAATATAATAATATGATATTTTTTAAAAAATATAGATATAATTATTACACATTTAATATAGTTAAACAAATACGAAATAAGTAGAGTAAACATTAATAAAACATTTTGAAAAACCAAAAAATGTAGGTTCTTTTACTCCTTTGGAAATTTAAAACACAAACTTTATTTTAGCTATTTTTTGCTCTTATTTTTTTATTGTTTTATTTTTTACATATACAGCATTTCTATTATAAGCATCTTTAAATATATTTTCATATTTTTCTTTTGGAATAATATTTAAAAAAACAATCAAAATTTATATCCTATAGAGATAAATGTGAAATATTTGATGAAATAATTACAAATAAAAATATTGTAAATGAGATAAAGAAAAATATTTTTATAAATAATAATATTTTATATCATTTAGAGTGAACAAATAAACCAAATATAGATATAGATTTTGAAGAATATAAAAAAAATTATAAATACAATATAGCTGAATTAAATTAATATATAATTATTAATATAAAAAAAATTATATATTATAAATTATTTTAAATTCTTCAAGTATTTATCAAATATTAATACTTTAATTTCTTTCATCCTCATTTCTTCATATTTTTTTACAAATTTTTCACCATCACTCCATTTTTCTTTTAACTTTAAATATTCTAACTGCCATTTTGCTGGACCCCACTTTTCTTTAAATAATGAAATATTTTCTAACTCTAATGCAAATAATTGCTGTAATGGTTTCATTATCTGATTAGTTATATAATGTCCATAATCTAATTGTAATTTAGCCTCTTTTATATAATCTGGTGATTCTATCTTTTCACCTTGTAAAGCTTTTTTATCTGGATTTTTTATATAAGCATAATTTACTCTATCACCAGGACCTGGTTTATTACCAGGATCACGATGACCCATTCTATTCGCTAAAACTTTATGAGCAATTTGATTAGGATTTTTATAATAACCTCTCAATGATTTAGTTACAACTAACTTTTCAATAGGATATGCTTCATTTACCATATTTTCTAAACAATTATCTACAAATTTAATAGATTTTTCAAGTTCTTTGTCCATCATTAAAATATTTATAACACCACCATATATATCTTTTACTATAGGTGCATTATCTCTTCTCTTTAATACATTTCCCATTGATTTTAATTTACATTTGTCAGGATCTATCTCATATAACATACCATCATATCTCTTTTTTGATAATAGACAAAATGGCCAAAATGTTTTCTCATATTCTAAATCATGTGGTTTCTTTAAAAATTTAGTAGCTAATTCACCTGCTTCTTGTGCTAATTCAATTGTAATAATTAAAGCTTCTTTATCAATAATTTTACTACCATCTAAATTACGCAAATTAAATTTAAAGAAGACAGAATCAGTATCTCCATATACACATTCTGCACGAGCAATTACTTGTTTACCATTTTTTAATGTTTTTATAACATTATTATAACAACCTTCTATCACTTCTCTTGCATAAAATAATAAACCTCTCCCTATAGCAGTTGTTGATGCAGCAATATCTTTATCATAAAATGTGCTAGTTTTAGCACCACATTGTCCATATAAAGAATTTGCTGTTTTTTTAATACTTAATTGACGAGCTTCTAAAACAGATTTCATAAATTCATCTGTTTGCAAAGGTATTTGTTTTCTAGTAGATTTTCTAGCAGCTAATAATTCTACCAAAACAGATGGCATAAGACCTCTCTCACCATTTGGAAACTGTGCAAATCTACATATTTTATACCCAACAACTTCTTTAGTAGCAGCTGATTTTGCTGTTTTTCTTACATATTTATAAGTATCATATCTAATATCAATATACTTATAATTAGGTAAATTATCATATATAAAATCTCCATTTTTATCTACTACTCCAACACTTTCAATTAATTCTCCAGAAAGATCATATTCTTTTGTCCATACTTTACTATCATGTGATATATTTTCACTAATTATAGATGATGGATATAATGAACTATAATCTACACAAGCTACCGGATCATGTAAATATAAACCCGTTTTTGGTGTAAATACATGAGCTCCTTCATAACCACTATCATCTAATTCTTTATCTAATACTTTCATAAGTGTGTTTTTTTCAGAACATTTTTTAGATAAATAACTTGTTAATTTAATACCTTGTCCTCTTATAAACAAGAAACTTAATGGAACACTACATAAGTTTGACATCTCAACATATTCTGTTATAATATCATTTTTAAGCAATAAGTAAATAACATTATCACAATCAGCCAAACAATATTTACCAACAATCCATCTATCTTCATCTGTTCCATTAGCCAATTTAAATATTTCTTGTGGACTCACATCATCTTTAGCTAAACCCCATTTAATCTTATATTTTTTCATATCAAATTCAACTCTACCTTCTATTATAAAACTACATTCTGTAATATCAATATCAATAACATTAAATTTATGACCTTTCTTATAACTATTAACACTATAACTTATTTCATCAAATTTAATATAACAACCACAAGTTAATCCTGTTAAATTTTTACTATATATTTTTGTTTTGTTATCACATATATGTTCATATTTTTTAACATCATCACTTATAAAATAACTAGATACATAGTCTAATTTATATGAAGATAAAATATGATCTCTTCTAAAAACATTACATAAATCTATAATAACTCTACCAGACATTTTAATATATTTTAAATTATATTCACCACTAGCTAAAAATATTTTACTTTTCTCAATATCTTTCTTTCCAGTTTTCCAATCTGTTGTGTAACATACTTCTTTTTTATTAAATGATAATTTTAAAAATTCTTCTTCACAATCCAATTCTTTAGATCTTTTATGCATAAAATCAAAATCAAAACCATTTATATTATATCCAATAACTATATGTGGATTTCTTGTCTGAAATATCTTACTAAATGTTAATAAAATCTCTCGTTCAGTGTTTAACGATATTATTTGTGTTCCAGATAAATCATAATCCGATGGGGGGCTACATCCACCTTTAACTAATAATATTCTATTATATGGTTTCTTTTCACCATAATAAATAAAACTTAAACCAATATATGTTATTGTATCTCCTTCTAATTTTGGTAAATAACTTGTTAATAATTTATTTAATTCATTTAATTTAACATCATAATTACATTTTAAATCAAGAATAACATCTATTATAGTTCCTGATTTTGTATATTTTTTTATCTTATTTTTAGAATTATACTTAATTTGTTGTTCATTTATATCTTCATTGTTATCATTAACTAATTCTTCATCACTAGAATCACTAAAATCTTGTTCATCAGTATCACTATCACATTTATGTTTATTAATATTTACTTTCAATATATCATCAATAATACTATTGATTTTAATTAGTTCTATATTTTTATTTTTTGGATAAACACAATTTATACAATCAATATTATCAAAATTAAATGCTGTTAATATACATTTTTTTAAAATTTCATTATTAAAATCTTCCTTTACTACTAATGAGTTATAATAACCAATTATATCTATTGCTAATTTTTTATAATCTTTTATAGCTAATGGAAAATCACCATGACTACTACTAGCTTCTATATCATAACTACATATGTTATATTTAACAATACCTTCTTTTTCTGGTTTAGAAATTATATCTCTATAATTTATCTCAACTTCATAATAAGCGTGCGTTTTACGAGTTCTTAATTTTCGTGTTTTACATGATGGTAAAATAATCCAACCAGCTGGTGCAATTTCTTTGATATGAAATAATTTTAATAAAGGTGGAATTTGTGCTTCATATAAAAACATATGAATATTTCTAAAACAATAACCTTCTTTTAACAATTTTTTATCATATACTCCATCTTCAATTGTTTCTTTATAAAATATTTTTTTTGCTTTATTTAAAGCTCCCATATTTTTAAATTGAACAAGTAAAAATTTATATTCTTTATTATCATCAAATCCATACAAATCATGTTTTTCTGTAATAACAGCTTTAACAATTGATTCTTCATAAAACATACCCATTATCTTTTTTAATTCAGCTATAAATTCATTTTTAATCGATTCATTAAAATTATCATCTACCTTTATATAAAAGAAAGGTGTATAATTTGTAACATTAACAGAAGCTGTTCTTCCCATAGATGATATACCAAACATTTGAACTGTAAATTCTTTATTACATTTGTATATATTATTAAATTTATTAATATTATCTTCATTATTATCTATAACACTATCATTTACTATAAAATCATATAGTTTTATTGATAAATTATGAGATATATTTTCACTCATCTATATTTAGTGACTTTTATATATATGAAATTTTCTTTTTACATTATTTTAAATTAATTTTTCAATTTTTTTTAAAATTGATTTTATAACAATTGTTAAATTTTACTTTATATTAACATGAATAACACTCTACTTCTAGATTCAATCACTTGTCCTATTACACATATGCCAATGCATGACCCTGTTCAGGGAATTGATGGACATACATATGAACGTTCTGCCATTATTACTGCATTACAAATTAAGCAAGAATCACCAATAACACGACAATATATGCTTGTTAGTGATTTAAAAGTTAATCATGCGATTAAATATATATGTGATAAATACCACAGTGATACTAGTAATAATAATATGATTCAAAATATAACTCAAGAAACTACAACAAATGAAAAATTCTTTATTAATAATATAAAATTGTTAGAAAAATTAGAATTATCTGATGATAAAAAAAATTTATTAATAAGTTTTAATGTAGATGAAACTACTATTCCACAAACATTTTTAAATAAAGCAATTCCACAAGATATTGTCTTGGTTATAGACAAATCTGGTTCTATGTGTTCCGAAGTAAAAGCTAAAGATGAAAATGGTTATAATATTGAAACCTCTTTCTCTGTTCAGGATATTGTTAATCATTCAGCTAAAACAATTATTAATACTTTAAATCATGAATCAAGATTAGCAATTATTGCATTTGATAATAATATACTTATAGTTAGTAATTTAGTTTTAATGACTGAAATTAATAAAAATAATATAACAAATGATATAGATAATAAAATAAAACCTAGTGGACAAACAAATATTTGGAGTGCAATTGAAAGTGCTATTAAAATCTTAGATTCTAGAATTGATAAATCCAGAAACTCAGCTATTTTCATGTTAACAGATGGACAACCAAATATTTCTCCAGCACGAGGAGAAATTGAAACATTAAAAAGATTACGTGAAAAAAATAAGTTAATCACACCTATTTATACATTTGGTTTTGGATATAGTTTATCAAAAGGATTATTGTATGATATGGCTAAATATTCTGGTGGTTGTAATGGTCATATACCAGATGGTAGTATGATTGCTACTGTATTTTGTAATTTTATTGCTAATATACTTACTACTATTGTATGTGATTTAAAATTATATATAGATACAAAAGAAATAGATATATTAGGTGATTTTCCTAAAATATATGATACTGAAAAAGATATTATGGTTTATCATATAGGTTGTGTTAATTATCAACAATCTAGAAATATAATTATTAGTCTAGTTAATTGTTCAAATACTCTAGATAAATTTAAATATTATTATACATATCACATTGGCGATAAATATTATATGTCTCAACTAAAAACAGTTATTATCAATGATATTCAACGAAATAATATTAATGTAACTATCAAGACTAATAGATGTCTACTTGTTGAATCTATTAGATATATGATTAAATCTAATTATCAAGAAATTGATATAGCATATAAAAATATATTAGGAGTGCTACAATCTGTTAAAAATCCCGACAAATTAACACAAGGAATGATTAAAAATTTAATTGGTGATGAAAATGGTGATGGTCAAATAAAATTAGCTATTTCACCCGAATACTTTAATAAATGGGGAAAGTTTTATTTAGACCAACTTTCTCGTTCTCTAAATCAAGAAATTAAACCTAACTTTAAAGATGAAGCCTGTATTTTTGGTGGAAAAGTATTTGAAGATATTGTCGAACATTCAAGTGATATATTTGATACATTACCACCACCTAAACCATCCTGTAATACATATCATTCTACATCTTCTTATTCATCATTATCAAATAATAATGTTTATAGAGGAGTTGATATGTCTATATTTAATAATGTTGCAGGAGGATGTTTTAATAGTAACTGTCTTATTACTATGAAAACAGGTGATAAAATCAAATTATCTGATTTAAAACCCAATGATGAAATTATGTCTAGCGACTTATATAACAATATTAAAACAAGTCGGGTTGTCTGTATTCTAGAAAGAATTATTACAAATAGTTCTAAAGAGAGAGAAATGGTAAATTTACCAAAAGGGTTAAGTATTACACCTTGGCATCCGATTAAATATAAAAATAATTGGACATTTCCTAATGATATTAAAAGTCCAGAGATTACAAAATGTAATTCTATTATTACATTATTATTAGACAGCAATCATATTGGATTTATTAATGGATACCAATGTATTATGTTAGGTCATAATTATAATAATCACATTTTAAAACATGAATATTATGGAACTAAAAGAATTGTTAATGATATGAAAAAACATCCAGGTTGGAAAAAAGGTCATATTGTTGTTAATGATGTAGATAATATCTTTAATCCATAAATATTAATCACCAAATATTCTAAGTTATAAAATAATATTTACATATATTTTCCTCTATTTGTTTTAAACATTGTAAATGGTGTTACTACAGGCATATTATAACAAATATCACATTGTTGTGTGTTTAACATAGATATATTAATATTTTTTCCTGAACTTGTTCTATTTAATGCATTTTTTAATCTTGCTCTACTGGATAGTAGTTTTGGTAAATTATTACGATTAATTTTATCTTTTTTATATTTAGTTGATTCTATTTTTCTATCTATTTTTTCTCTATCTGTTAAACAAATATCTATATTTGTAGAACCACGACCAATTATAAATTCATCATTATTTTTTGGTTCTATAGATAATAATCTGGGAACATTATTTAATCCAATTAATCCTTGTATATGTTTTCTAGATAAATTACTTGAATTTCTATCAGGAATAAAAACTGAATTAGTATTAGCAGTTCTACGACTAGGTAAAACTTCAATAGCTTTTGAAAATGTATCTATTTCTGGATCAGTTGTTATCAAAATATTATTATTAGGATATCTATAATCAGGTGGTGTATATTCACTTTCTGGGTCAAACCAAGTGAATATACAGTTAATATTAGTATATTCTCTAGCAGTATCTGTTGTAAATTTATTATAAATATTAATTGTATTTATATTATAAATATTATCACTATTATCACGTATATATATATATCGTGAATCTGTAAATGATTTATCATAATTAAATTTATAATCTATATTTAATGATAACTCTGATATAGTATATTTTGTTCTATTTATATTTGACTCTATTACAGCATTCGGTATATAAAAATTAATATTATTATAGAAATTTTTAAATCCTAATAAATTAAAATTATTATAAGTAAAAGATATATCTTGTACTAATGAATAATTAAAACTAGTGTCTGTATCTATTATATTTTTTAAATCTATAGTATCTAATTTAGAAACTGATGTATTATATCTATAATAGAATGAATGGGCATAATTATAATTATAACTATTATCTATTAAATAGTTATTATTTGTATTATGATGAGTACTATTTTTAAATATTATTTTATTTTTATTAGATTCTTTTATATTTATTATTTTACCAATAGATTGTTGTGTAATACCAGTAATGCCATTACCAAGTGATAATACTATTTTTTTACTTGGATTACTTAAATTATTATCTATATTTGCAATCAATTTATTATTATTATTATTAATAGCATACCCATTAATTTTTATTAATGTTTTACTATAATTATTATATTGATTATCTATCTGTTTTGTAAAATAAATTTTATTTTTTTTTAATTTAGTATTAATAACACTAAAATTTATATTATAATTAGTATTATTATAACTTATATCAATTGTGGTTTCTATATTTTTTTTTGTATAAAAATATAAATCATTATTATATTTAATATTATTAAAGTTTTTTTCAACAAATAAATCATCATTTATGTCATACAACTTATTAAAATAAATATAATTGTCTATATCATTATTATTATTATCTGATCTAATTGGATTAATCGAATTAATTGAATTAATAAAATTATTTGTATTTGTTATTTCAAAAACGCTATAATTACTTAAATCAATTTTATAGTAATTTGTATATTTATAGCTATTTTCAACAACTAAATCTATATTAAAATTATTATCTAAATTAGAATTACTATCTGTATTATCACCTATTGTTATATCGAATTTTGATACGCCTAATTCATTTAAATTACTTATATCAGAATAATTTACTAAATAATCTTTATGTTTAATATTGGAACCACTAATTCTATTATCATATTTTTTAAATATTAATCGCGTATTATCTATCTTATCATCACTAAAAAATAATTTGGTGTTATTAAATAAATTAGACTCTGTAATACCAATTGATGACGTTATTAAGTTTGTAAAGTTAAGCAATCCAGATAAAATTATTCTATTATCAGATAAATCTTTAATATTATTATAATTTAATTTAAAAGAATCATTAAATATAGGTGATGTTATATATATAATTTTTTTATCTGAGTTTGAGCTATCTCTCCCAAAAATTAATCTATGTTTTCTTTTCATATAAACTATATATAATTATTATATATAGTTTATAATTCTATCTACACATTGTTGAATAATTAATTACTATAAAACCAGTCATTAGCTAAATAATATGGTTTAGAAGTTTTTATACTAGATCCATCTGACATTTTTAAATTAGGACCACTAGATACTATTGAATCTATTTCAAATGTGCCAATTGAATAATTATAGTATTTTAAATTAGACATAAAACCATCAAATCCACCATTCATATTTATATTTATATTTTCATAGTTTTGTTTTATTACATTAGATAATTTATGTCTCTTTGTTAAAGTTCCATTAATATAGACATCTACTATATTTTGAGAATTTACTCTAATTATTACATTAATCCATTTTTTTATAGGAACTCCATCTATAAATATTTTTTCTAAATAAGTATAATTTCCTACAGTATCTGGTTCATTGTTGTAAACATTTATTAATATCATCATACTTATAACACTATCATCGGTATTTATAGGAGTATCTTTAAATAAATCATGTTCTTGTGAACCATTAAATATATAAACACCTGGACAATTATTTGGTTCCATTATTCCATCAGCATCTTTATTAACAGAACCTTTATTAAAAACATGATAAAATTTTTTAGAAGAATCATCTAAATGTTCTATATACATCCAATTAGAATATGTAAATTCAATACCTTCATGTTGGTTTTTAGATCTAAAGATTGGAACAGAATTTTTATCATCTAATCTTTGTGGAACAATTTGTAATGATTTTGCAGATTTCATTCCATAAAATATGTATGGTGTTTCAGATGGAGTCAATAATTTTCGTATAATTATTATTCCTAAATTAAAAAATCCTACAAATAAAATAATAACTAATATTAAAAAACTAATTTTAGCTATTAAATTATTGGATTGTAAAAAATTTTTAGTTTCAGAAATATATTCATTACCTTGATAAGGAATAGCAGATTCTATTTTACTTTTTATATAATCCATTTATATAATTATAATATATAAATATTATATAATATTATAAGATATAATATTATATATATTATTATATTTTAAATTTATATACTAAATTCACCTACAGGTTTATTATATTCCAAAAATGATACTTTTAAACTATATTTATTATATAGTGAATTTAATAGGGATTTATTTATTCCATCTTTATAAATATTATAACTATATTGTGGGTCTATCGAATGAGGTATATATCTAAATCGTGTTATAAATCCTTTAAATCCATCATTATTATTAGTATTACCTAAATATATATTTAGGTCTGTTCCAGCATTTTCACTAGTTTGATTATATGTATTATCCATTATAAAAGAGTTACGTAATTTTCCATCTATATATACATCAATTGTTTTATTATCTACACTAATAGTTAAACATACCCATTTTTGTATTGGAATATTTGTTATTTTAAAAGTTTGTGTTATTAAACTATTTTCACTTTCTGTTAAAGGATGTCTTTTTAATGAAATATGTAAATCATTATTATATTTATCTAATTTTATTTCTACATTTTTATTAATACTTTGATTACTTTCACCTAAAAAGAGAATATTTTTATCTCTTGAAATATTATTACCCCAATTATCAACAAAAAACCATATACTCATTGTAAAGTTAGAAGTAGAATTCATTGGTATATTTTTTGACTTAATCATATTTTTATCTTGACTATAAGTTTTACTAGCATCTAATATTGTATCATAAATTATATTTGTTTTTAAAAATAGATAACTAAGTGCCCATATAATCAATAAAATTAATAATACAATAACAACTATATTCAATGTTTTCATAAGTAAATATATAATATATAATAATATATTATATATTTTGGTATAATATATTTTGATATATTATATATTTTATATTTTTATTCTATAATTTTAGAAATAGGTAATTTTATATCATCTAATTTAATTAAATCTTGTTCAGGTTTTAGTCTATTAAATAAAAATTCTAAATTATTTTGATTTCTGATAGTATTATAATAATATATGTTTTTTATGCTACCATGAATACCATTATTTTCACCAACTATAATATCATTTATAATATTATTATTTGCATCTTTAAAATATATAGGTATATTGTTAATAGAATCTAGTAATATTTTATTAATAAAAATATCAACTTTGTTATTATATAAGTTAATTACAATAGAATTCCATTTTTGATATATAAAATTTTTTGTCTTATGAATTATTTCTAAATTACCTTTTTTATTAATTATTTTAAAAATTAATTCTCTACTTAAATTATTATACATAATAATAGGTCGTTTACAGAAATCAAAAATAACTGCATCTCTATTGTATGCATCACTTACGTTACTATCTTGTGGATTTAAATATATATCTAGACTAATACTATAATTAGATTTAAATGGATTATCTGTATAATCAGGTGTTTTTAATATACTAAATTGTGTATTATATCTATGATCTTCTTCCCTCTCATCATCATTTAATAATTTATAATTATATAATACTAGATTATTTTGTGTTATTTTTTTATAATCAGATATATTATCAAAATCTTGTAATATTGTTTTATTATTTAAATATAATGGACCCTTACCTTTTAATAAATCATGTTTATCTGATTCACTTATTTTTTTAGATAAATATGGTACTAAAAATAATAAACATATAAGTACTAGTTCAATACATAAAATTATTAAAATAGTTGGTGTAGTAGTTTTTATTTCATCTTTAATACTATTTATAAATATATTTAATAAACATGGTAAGAAAAATACAAACCTTATTATATTACACAATATAGAATCATTAGTAGTACAATTATCTATGTTTTTGTTAAATAAATTATATATAATACTTAAAAATCCAATAACAATAAGAAAATTAATTATTGATACTATAATATTATTACCAAAATTACTATTGCTAGCACTATAACTTTTATATATTAATATTGAAATTAATATTGGTATTATACTGAAAAGTAAAATATATCCTATTATTTTACTTAATCCTATAAATGGTGTTAAAATATTTTTATTAATATCTTCAACATTATTTATATTTTTAATTTTATTATTTGTACTTCCATATTCACTATTTGTTCTAAATAATAAAAAATAAAAAATAATTATACTTGCAATTATCATTATAACATTAAATAATGTCTTGTAATTATTATCATAAATAGTATTACTACTATTATTATTATTAGTATTATTTGAATAATCATCATCTTTTATTCCATGTCTTTCGTGAGGAATTATTTTTTGTTTAAATAAATTATTCCATAAATTATTGGATGATATAAATGTTTTTTGTGTTTCTCTAGAATTTATATATGCGATATTAATTTTATATAAAATAATTAGTGTAAAAATTAATAATATAGAACCATATATTTTTGGTTGATTTATAGCTTTATTTGCAAAATTAAAAAATTTTGTTTTTAAAGAATGTTTAGATTCTAAAATATACTTTATTATGATACTAATATATATTTTTATATTATCATAAATTTTTGTGAAATCTATCATATTAATATAACATTATATAAATATTAATATAACATTATATAAATATTAATATAACATTATATAAATATATAATAATTATTTATAAATTTTCCATACCTGTTTTTTTTCCATGACATTCTCTACATAAAGCTTCTAAATTATCTATATTATTTGAACCACCATATTCTAATTTTTTAACATGATCAATTTCAAACCAAGCAGATAATTGATTATTACAATGTTTACATTTCCAACCTTGATTTGCAGCTACATATTTTTTTTTTGTTTCACTAACACTTCTTTTAGTAGTTTTATTACCAGAAGTTAATATTCTCTGTTGTTGTTGAGTTAAATTATTATATTGTGAATTATTGTTATATATATTTGGTGTAGGATAATTATTATTTACAGTTTGTCCTAAAGTTTTACTTGTAAAATCAATTATTGGAGTTATAAAAGACTGTGTTTGTCTATCCATTGGAATATGTTTTACATAAGTATTGGCATTATATAACATATCTCTACAATTTTGTGGATTTTTTTTAAATAATAAATAAAAACATAATCCAAGAAAAGCAATAATAGAAATTTTATAGTATTTTTTGTACTTGCTAAAATATTTAATTAATTGTCCATCATAATAAATATTTGCTATAATAAATATTGTTATAAATATTATAATTAATTCACCCTTCATATTATAACTAGTACATAATATTATTTATTATAATTAAATATTATAATAATTATAAGTAATATAATTATTAATGAAGCATATATATATTTAAATTTTTTTTTATTTTCTTCCTCTTTTTTTAAAGTTTTTAATTTATAATTTTCATAATACTTATTCATAGATTCATAATAAGATAATTCAGGTTTTCCTAGATATATATTTATTTTATTATGTATAAAATGAATCCACTTTGTAAAAGATTCTCTTGAATCTAGATAAGGTGTAACTGGATATTTATCTATAAATTGACTAAAATTGTTTCCAATATCTGGAATTGGAATAAATAATGGTAAATTTTGTATGAAATCATAATATTTTTTTTTAGTTACATCATTTGGATTTATTGGATAACTAATAGCAATAGTATACAATACAAACCAATAATGTGGGCCCCATATATCTGGATTTAAATTCATTTAAATATTATAATAAAAAAAGATAAATGCATTTTACTAATAATTTTAGTAAAATGAAAAAAAATAATTTTTGTAATAATTGTGGTAAAATAGGTCATTTATTTCATCAATGTAGAACTCCTATTATAAGTAATGGTATTATAATATTTAGAAAAAATAATAATAATATTGAAATCTTATTAGTTAAAAGAAAAGATAGTTTAGGATTTGTAGATTTTATTAGAGGAAAATATATGTTAGAAGATTTAGAATATATTGTAAATTTATTTAATAGAATGACAGATAATGAACGAGAATGGATTAAAAAATATGATATTGATTATCTATGGAATTATTTATGGGGAAATAATATTATAAATCAATATAAAAATGAAGAAAAATTATCTAAAGAAAAATTTGATATATTAAAATCAGGTTATTTTATAAATAAACAATATGTTAATATTGATTATATATTGTCTAAATGTAATGAAAATTATATAGAAACTGAATGGGGTTTTCCTAAAGGTAGAAGAAACTATCAAGAAAATGATATACAATGTGCTTTAAGGGAATTTGAAGAAGAAACTGGTTATTCACAAAAATCTATAACAATAATTAGTAATATTTTACCATTTGAAGAAATTTTTACTGGTTCAAATAATAAATCATATAAACATAAATACTTTTTAGCATATATGGAATGTAATGTAGAACCAAAAAAAATGTTTCAAATAAATGAAATTTCAAAAATAGAATGGTGTAATTTATATAGCTTAAATGATAAATTAAGATATTATGCTTATGAAAAAAAAAATATTGTTAATAACTTAATAAATTTAATGACAAAATATAACATATATCTTTAATATATAGTATGTCATCTGATACAAGTAGTTCTATAAAATCTATATTATCTAATATATCTGAAAGTTTAGATTTTTCAAGTAAATCTAATGAAAGTTTAAATTCTGAAATATCTGAATCTAATAGTAATTCAGAAATTAAAGACCAACCTAATAATTTAAAATTATTAGAAAAATTAAAATCAAGTATATATAAACCACAATTAAATAAAAAAGAATTAATAGATGTCTATAGTAATTTATTATCAAAACAAGATGTTAAATATTATCTCAATACACAAGAAATGTTAAATAATCATAATTTTAGTAACACTACTCTAGATGATATAAATATTGATAATTTATATCCACATTTAGATGATAGTGATCTAAATATTAAAATAGCTAATAAAAAAGAATTTAGAGATCATACATATAATTTAGAAATAGATAAAGATATAGAAAGACAGTCTAATAATTTGTGTAATCAAGACTTTCAATTAGCACCACATCAAAATTTTGTTAAAAATTATTTATCATTTAATACTCCTTATAATAGCTTATTATTGTATCATGGTTTAGGAACAGGTAAAACATGTTCAGCAATTGGAATAGCAGAAGAAATGAGACTATATCTAAAGTATATTAATAAAAGTAAAAGAATTATAATTGTAGCCTCGCCAAATGTTCAAGAAAATTTTAGATTACAATTATTTGATGAAAGAAAACTTAAATTTGAAAATGGTAATTGGAATTTGAATAATTGTATAGGTAATAAAATTTTAAATGAAATAAGTAATGATATAAATAGTTTATCTAAAGAAAAAATAATTAAATTAATAAATAATATTATAAATAATTACTATTTATTTATAGGTTATATAGAATTTGCTAATTTAATAATAAAATCTAGCAACATTGAATCATATATTAAATCTGGTAAAACTATTACAAAACAACAAGAAAAAATTTTAATAAAAAATAAATTAAAAAATGTTTTTGATAATAGATTGATAATAATAGATGAAATACATAATATTAGAATAACTGAACAAAGTAAAAATAAATTAGTAGCAAAAGAATTATTAAAATTAGTAGAAAATGTAGATACTTTAAAACTTTTATTTTTATCTGCTACTCCTATGTACAATGATTATAAAGAAATTATTTATTTAATAAATATCATGAATATAAATGATAAACGAAGTACTATAGATATTAAAGATATTTTTCAATCAGATGGTTCTTTTTATAAAGATAGTTATGGTAATGAAGTAGGTAAAGATTTATTTATTCGTAAAATTAATGGTTATATAAGTTATGTTAAAGGTGATAATCCATTAACTTTTCCATATAGAATTATGCCATTATTATTTACAAAAAATACAATAAAAAATATAACATATCCATCACATCAAATTAATGGTAAAGAGATACAAACTTCTATTAAACATCTAGATATATATATTAATAATATATCAGAATACCAAAATAAAATATATGATTTTATTTTAAATGTAAATAATGAAAAATTTATCAAAGAAAAATTTAAAATAAACATAGAAGACATTGACAATTTTGGATATACATATTTACAAAAACCACTAGAAGCTTTAAATATATGTTACCCATATAATGATATAGATAATGTTATAGAAAGTAAAAATTATGAATTTGATATTAAACAATTAATTGGTAAATCAGGTTTATCGAGAATAATGACTCATGAAAAAACATCAAATCCTCCTTCTAGATATAATTTTGAATTTAAAAAAAATATTACAGAAAATATATTTGACTATAATAATATTGGAAAATATAGTTGTAAAATAAAAACCATACTAGATTCTATTAAAAATTCTAATGGACCTATTATAATATATTCACAATTTATAGATGGTGGATTAGTTCCAATGGCATTAGCACTAGAATCATTTGGTTTCAGAAGATATGGTGATAATAAATCTTTATTTAAAACACATCAGACTGAAGAATTAGATATAAACACATATAAAAATAAAAATGATGCTATTAAAGAAACTGGTAAATTTAAAGGTGCTAAATATATAATGATAACTGGTGATGAATATTTGTCTCCTAAAAGGTATATGCAAAAAGATATAAATGCTTGTACTAATATTGATAATATTAATGGAGAACAAGTTAAAGTTATATTATTATCTATGGCAGGAAGTGAAGGTCTTGATTTTAAATTTATAAGACAAATACATATATTAGAACCTTGGTATAACTTAAATAGAATAGAACAAATTATAGGTAGAGGAGTACGAACATGTAGTCATAAAGATTTGCCTTTAAAAGAAAGAAACACTATGATATTTATGCATTCTACATTATTAAAATCGAATACAGAATCAGTTGATTTTTTTGTTTACAGAAAAGCTGAAGAAAAAGCTATTAAAATTGGTAGAGTAAGTAGAGTTTTAAAAGAAAATAGTGTAGATTGTATATTGAATAGTAAACAACAAAATTTTACAAGTGAAATTTTAAATAAAATTATTAATATTAATTTATCAAATAATAGTAAAATAGATTATAGAATAGGTGATCAATCATATTCTCCTATATGTGATTATATGGAATCTTGTTATTATTTATGTAAAAATAGTTCTAAAATAGATATAAATGATGATACTGATATAGATAAAACAACATTAACAACTAATCATCTACTTACAAATAATAAAAAAATAATATCAATAATACAAAATATGTTTAAAGAAAAATATTATTATTTTACTGAAGAAATTATCAAACATTTATCTATTCATAAAAATTTTACTATAGAACAAATATATAATGGTTTAACTGAATTAATTAATAATAAAAATAATATTATATTGGATAAATATAATACACAAGGATATATTGTAAATATAGATAATATATATATATTTCAACCCATAAAATTATCTCAAACAAATGATTCTTTCTTTAATAAAACAGCTAATTATAATAATTATATAGATAAATTAATATATAATATTCCCAATAAATTTAATTATAATTTAGATAAACAACAGCTAAGTGAAAAAGTTAAAGATGATCTACAAAAAAAATACGATATTGATGATATTGATGATATTAATGATACTGATGATACTGATGATGATGAGGATGATGATCTTGATATTGACAATATAATTGATGATTTAAAAGAAGATAAAGAAGATAAAGAAGATAAAGAAGAGTATTTAATTTATGAAAAATTGACACAAATAAAAATTGAAAAAGCTAAAAAATCTATAAAAGAATTAGAAGATAAATATAACTTTATAACAAGTGAAATATATAATAAAATAACAACAAAAAAAGATACAAATATTTATACATATACACAAGATATTTATAACTTTTTAAAAAAATTTATAGAAAAAAATATTCTAGATATTACTGTATTTGAATATTTAATAGAACATCAACAAAATGATATATTAGGTATATTTTTATATATTTATCATACATATAATAATCAAAACTTAAATAAATTTGAAAGTATAATATTAGAATATTTTCAAAAAAAAATTTATACAATAAATGGTTTGTCTTTTATTTTTATACCAGATAAAAATGAAGTATATATTTATATATATGATTCTAAAATTAATAGTCTTAGAAAAGCAGAATATCAAGATATTGAAGATTTAAATAAAGAAAAAAATAATTATATTACAGTTGATAAATTAAATAAATATGTAGGTTTTATAGATTATATTGAAAAATTAGATACTTTTGAATTTAAACTTATAAATATTACACAAAAAAGAAATACAGGTTCTAGATGTGATCAATCTACTAAATCAGATGTATTAAAATCAATTAATGATATTATTAATTTATCAGATAGTAGTAAAAAATTTATTAATTTTACAGACTCAGAATATAATTATATGCAAAGAAATTTATTATGTATTTTACAAGAATTTATATTGAGACTATTAACAAATAATATGATAGATAATAAAATATGGTTTATGAATTATCAAGAATCTCAAATTTTTAATTTAAAAAAATTTAATAAATAATAACTAAAATTAAATATAGAAATAAATAAATATATAAAATTGATAATTAAATAACAATTTAATTAATATATATAAAATTAATATTAATATATATATTAATGGATCCTGTTTATAATAAAATAATTATATCGAAAAAAGTATATATAAACTTTTCCCAAATTGACACAAATATTAATAATAAACTATTAGATATTTTAAAAAATGATATTGAAAATAAATGTATAACAGAAGGTTTTGTAAAAAATAATTCTGTTAAAATTATTAAACATAGCTCTGGATTAGTTATAGATGATAAAGTATGTTTTGATATAACATTAGAATGTATGGTAGCTAATCCAGTTGAATCTATGAAATTTATTTGTAAAGTAAAATCTATTACAAAAGTAGGTATTCGTGCAGAAATAGATGATCCAGATAATCCTTTTATCATATTTTTAGCCAGAGATCATCATTATAATAATAATGAATTTTCTAAAATAAATGAAAATGATTATATTACAGTTAGAGTATTAGGACAACGATTTGAGTTAAATGATACTAATATATCAGTAATAGCTGAATTTATAGAATTAAATGTCAAAGAACAAATAAAAAAAGAATTAAATAATATAGAATATGTACAATCTGATAAATTTAGTAATATAAAAGATATTGATGAAGGAGAAAAAATTAAAATTAAAATAAAAAAAAGTGCAGCTAAATCTTTAAAAAATTTACAAGTCAATTAGATTTGATAATATTTAGCAACAATCACAAGTATTATAAATTTTTTTTGATGCCCATTGCATACCTATACCTTTGCAAAATTTTGTTTTTTTTATTTTACAATTTAATTGTGGATATTTTTGATATAATTTAAATATAGCCTGTTCCTTCATTTTTGCTTCTATCATGATATCTATATTTATATTATATAATTTTGGTATTTCTAATAAATATTCTGGAATTTCTTCTATATAATCACTATGATGACCACATTTACCTGAACCTTGTTCACTTACATGAAATTTAGGTTTTATTCCACGTTTACTCCATGTTTCCAAAATATCTTTCATATATTCTTTTGGTTCTAAAAATTTTTCATCTGGATGCAATATTTTATAACATTCAAAATGATGACTATCAAATACAACTGGTATATTAATACGTTTTGAAACTTTCAAACAATCTACTATAGAGAAATTTTTCTCACAATTCTCCAAAACAATCCTTTTTTTTACATTTTCAGGTAATTCATAATATTGACTGCACCATCTATCTATTGTTTTTTCCTTATCTTTATAAACTCCACCACCATGTATAACCATTACAGAGTCTTGATTCATTTCCATTAAATCTAGAACATCAGCATGGTATTTTAAATCAATACATGTCTTTAAAAATACTTCTCGTGTAGGTGTTCCAATAACATTATATTGACCAGGATGAAATGTCAATCGTTGATTATATTCTCTAGATTTATTACCAATTTGTTTTAGTAAATCTTCAGCAAAGTCAAATGAATATTGTGGTGCTAAAGGATTTGATTTATGTGGAAATAAATCACTACTTAATCTAAAAACTTTTATACCATTTTCTTCATTCCATTCAATCAATTTTAGTGTATCATTTAAATTATCTATAATTTTTTCTTTTAAAAATTCAATTCCTTTTTTTTCAAATGTTTTTAAAATTATACTACGCGATGAAAATATAGGTGGTTTTTGTTCTCTGAGAATTGTATTTAAACAACATAACCCCAGTTGTATCTCTTGTTGTTTACTCATTTAATATATTTTCTTTAAATTATATTGTTTAATCAAAATAAAGATAATACTTAATATTTTATTTCAATTTAATTTTTTCATAAAAAAAAATAGTAATTATTTAATAACTATTTATTTTTATAATTTCCTAATTAATTAATATAGTATTCATTGTTTATTTTTAGACTTTTTATACATAACTCTTCTCCATTTAACTAGATTTTGTCTTCTTTCTTGTGCAGAAACGTTACATCCTTTATTGTTATATTCATCGTCTTCTTGATTCAGACTAACATTAATCATCTCATCAGTTGGATAATTAATATACATCATATTAATTTATTCTTTATTATATCTTAATAATATTTAAAATTTTAAATCAATTTTTTTTATATTATTTTATTTTATTTTATATTATTTTATTTTATTTTATTTTATATTATTTTATATTAATTATATCTTTATTTTAATAAAATAAAGATATAAATGTACAAAAATTGCAATGTTTTTAATTCTAAAACTAAACATAAATATACATTAATAATGTTACATCCAATGTTTTCATCTAGTGAATATTTTTATGATTTTTATAACTATTTTAATAGTAAAATAGATATATCTAATATATTTAATTCTATAAAATTTATACTACCAAATGCTCCCAATATGAATATAGATTATCCTGATAATAAAATATATAATAAACCATCATGGTATAATTATTATACTTGTTATGATAATATAGTGGATATAGATATTATAGATGTAATGGATTATAACTATCAAACAAATAGAATTTTAGATATTATACATAACGAGGCTTTTGTATTAAATAATTATGATAATATATTTATAGCTGGAACATCACAAGGTGGAACTTTATTATTTAATATATTAAATAAATTACCTTGTAAAATAGGTGGTATATTTTGTATAAAATCTATTTATATGTACAAATATACTGAAATAAATTTTTATATTGAAACTCCTATATTTATTTTTACAACAATACATGATGATATATATAATTATAAATTACAAAAAATATCTTTTAATAAAATAAAAGATATATCATATAATTTTAATTGGATAAAAGTAAAAAATTTTTTACATAATGAGTACAATGAACAAGAAAATATTTTCATAATAAATAATTTATTAAAAATTATAAATTAAATTTAATCTATTGTAGTAAAAACAAATACATCACGCCATGCTTTTTTATTTATATCTAATTTATTTATCTCGGTTACATTATGTAATACTTTATTATCATTTATTATTATAGCATCTGATGGATTTAATTGTGTACTATTTAAAATATTATTACTATCTTTATACACTTCATTTATACCACCCTTTATATTTTCTCTAGATATACATACAATCATAATCATATTAAAACCATCTCTATGTATACCTTCTGGAACAACTGTATTATTATTATTATCAATAATAACTCTTATCTGATGAACATTTAAATATTTTGGTGTATATTTGTACTCATAGCGAATTTTATCTATAAATAATTCAATATAATATTTAAAATATGGATTATCGAGTACAACATCATCTATATTTTTATAATTTCGTAATATTCCTCCATTATGATTATTTAAATCACTTGATTGATAAAATTTAGCATCACCTATATTATTAATTTTATTAATATTAATTACATTAATCATAGAATATCCTCTATATCTATCTGTTTTATAGTACAAATCTTTATCTAAAATATTAAATGTATTTTGTAATTCTATATATTCACTTGTTAATACATCAATATTATTTTCTATTTTATTATAACAAAAATCACTAGTTTTTTTTGTAAATATATTTAATATATCAGTTATTTTATCAATTTCATACTTCGAATTATAACTACTAAATGAAAATCTTAAAATATCTTTTGTACTATCTTTAAAATAATTATTTAATAATCTATCACTATAAAATTTACCAACATTTGATAATATACCAATATTATTTAACATTAAATTTACATTTTGTACAGAATAATTTTTAAAATATATTGCAAATATAGGTATTTTTTCCAACAAATTACTCTTATCTTCTACAATAACTATTTCATCATTATCTTTTAAATTATTTATAAATCTTTTTACTAACATTTCTTCTTGATTTTTTTTTATCATCATAACAACTCTAAATAATTCTCTATTAAATTTTACATCTATACATGATTCTATATTAAAATAATCTTTATAAATATCTATAAAATATTTTTCTAGACCTAATATTGATATTGCAGTTTCATAATTTATTCCTCCTATCTGTAATTTATAACTGCTATCATTATATTTTTCACTATTAAATAAGAAATGATTTTGATTATTTACATCAATTATTGCTCTATCGCTTATTGCCATTGTTGATATTCGCATCCCATAAAACTTATAGAAGGATACAATATAATAATCTATATTATATTTATCCATATCAACAATTTCATGTGGCATATATGCAACTCCATCAACTAGTATATGTGTTTTATTATTTATTGATTTTACTTTTTTTGATATATATTCTATATCTAAAACATTACCTAGAATATTAGAAACATGTGGAATAACAATTAATCTAGTAGAGTTATCTATTAAACTAAATAAATCATTATAGTCTATTTTTCTCTCAAATTTCCAATATTTAATATTTTTTTTTTGTACTAATTTTTCAAATGGAGTTATCATAGATTCGTGTGAAAACTCAGCTAATATAATATTATCATTTTCCCTATAATTTTTTAATAAACCATTTGATAAAATATAAGATAATTGACTAGCCGAATTACCAAATATAATTTTTCCTGTATTATGATTTAATATTTTTCTTACTATTGTTTCAATTCTCATCATAGATTGATTTACTTTATTAGACAAAATATTATTGTAAAAAGGTTGTACATATGTAGAAGTAAGAAAATCTTTTACACTATCTATAACTTGTATAGGAATTTGTGTTCCACCTGCATTGTCACAAAATATTAGTTTATTCTTTAAAAAACTTGTAAAATATTTTTTCATATATATATGTATATTTTGTACTTAATTAAAAAAATATACATATATTTAAATCAATTCTTTATAATTAATAATTAATTGTACTTTTAAATTTATAATTATTTATATTCAATTAACTTTATTAATTGTAATGCATTTAATCTTTTATTAGGAATTTCTTGTAACATATAATTATTTATAATATCTCTAATATATTTTGGTGTCCAAAACCATTCTAATTTTTTATATTTATTATATTTTTTATTTTCAAACATCTCATAAAATACTATACCACAAGAATATATATCTATTTTATTATCATAAAACATATTATTATTTTCTAATTCTGGTGCCATATATCTTTCAGTACCAACATTATTTGTTAATTCATTTGCTATTGGAATATCTAAATCTGAATTATTAGATATGTCTTTATTATTATCTAATTTTTGTATATTATCATTACTAGAAGATAAATAATTATAAAATTTTGATAATCCAAAATCAGCTATTTTTGCAAATCGTGAATTTGTTAATATTATATTACTAGGTTTAATGTCTCTATGAACAAGTGGATATGGTCGTCTATTATGTAAATATGCTAACCCTCTTAAGACATCTTTCATTATAGATATCTTGTTACTTTTTGACAATTTATTGATATTATCTTGAAGATTTTTATTTGGAATGTATTCCATTATTATAATAAATGGATCGTCTATATATCCTAAAAATTGTGCTATATTAGGATGATGTAAATGTGTCATTATATGTATCTCTCTTAATATTAATTTTTTATCAAAACATGGATTGTTTTCATTAAAACTTTTAGCAACAACAAATGTTTCTCGCCATTTTGCCAAATATACTTTAGCAAAAGTTCCTTCTCCTAATAATCTATCTTTGAAAATAAATAATTCCCAAGGAGGAATTTCCCAATCATTAAAATTTTTATCTTTTTGATCATAATATTTCTTAGGAATACCACTATGTAAACTTGTATCAAAATAGTCTTCTTTATAATTATTTGTAATACCACTTATAAACATATATTATAATAACAATTGATAATATTTATATAATATAAATCAATTTAAATTATTTATATATTTTAAAAATAATTTAAATATACATTTTAATTCATTATATTAATGAATAATAATATTATAGATGATATAAGTAATATAAATACTAATTATATAGACAATTCAAATAATATAGAAAACCTAAATAATATTCTTAATAATAAACATTTAAATAGATTAAATTTATTAAAAAATAATATTGATGCAATGGATACTTCACAACATTTGGAAATTTGTAAAATACTTAAAAAAAATAATATATATTTAAATGAAAATAATAATGGAATATTTGTAAATCTAAATACAATAGATGAAAAGATTATTATTGAACTAGAAAATTATATATTTTTTATAAAAAAACAAAGTGAATTAATTAAATTAGATGAAAATAAAAAAATTGAGATAGAAAATATATATTTTAAAAATACTTAAATTAATATATATTTATTTATATTATGTTTGATATTTATGAATCAGAAATACAAGATATATCGTGTTATATGTTTTATAATGTAAGACATATAAACACAGGTAATATTTCAAATATTATTGATAATACAAATAATAATAAAAATACAAATAATAATAAAAATACTAATAAAAATAGTAATATAAACAATAAAAATAATTATTCAGAATGTTATTGTAAATTTAAAAAAAAATATAACAATAATAATAATAATAATAATAATAATAATAATAATGATAATGATACATTATTTTGGTGTTTCTATAATATATATAATAATAATGATTTAATTATTGATAATAAAAAATTTACAATTGAAAAAACATTTAAACTAGATTTTATTGATAAATTAAGATCATCAAAAACTATATTAAAAAAATATAAAATTGTACTAACTTCTTGTGAGAATGAATTTGCTAATGATAAAAAAATTACTCTTGATGGATTTAAAGCATTATGTCTGTTATATAAAAAAAATGTAATTGTTATAAGGGAAAATAAAACATATTATAAATATTTTTATGAAAATTATGAAGATATTAATATTTATAATAATATAAATATTATTAATTGTGATAAGTATAATAAATATACTTTATTACATGATATAACAAATGATAATATTAAAAATATATTTAATAATTATTATCATATTGAAGATCACAAAAAAATTCTAAAAAGCATAACTTACTATAAATTAGAAGATATACTTAATATTGCCACCAAATTAGATATAGTTATATATAAAGATATTAATAAGAAAAAAACAAAAAAAGATTTATATCAAGAAATATTAAATAAAATAATATAAATAATATAATTGAATAATTATTTATGTAATTTTTATATTTTTTTACCTACTCTAGAATTATTTTTTCTTATTTTTCTAATTTTTTTACTTTTCCGTTTTTGTTTCATTTTTTTTGTTTTATTTTTACCACGACCTTTTATTTTATGTGTATTTATTTTATTATGTAAATTAATAGCATATTTTCTATCTAATGATTCTTGATCAAATTTATTGGCTAATTTATTCATATACGATATGGTATTAAAACTTTGTAAAGCTTTCGCTATTTCTTTGTCATTATCAATTTGTTGTTTTTCTTTATTAAAATATTCTCTAACTCCTACTGCACAAGCACCGTTGTTACATACACTAGTGTATCTTATATCACGAGGGTTTTTTCTATTTATAAATTTCCTAAAAAATCTAGATAATACCATTTATTTATAATAATAATAAATATTATTATAATTTTAATATTAATAATAATAAATATTATTATTAATATTAAAATTGATTATTTTTAATAATATTAAAAATAATAGTAATATATATAGTATGTCTAAAAGTAGTGAAAAAAAATCTCATTCAGTTAAAGTAGAATCTGAATCAGATTTAACAAAAAATTTTATAAATTTATTAAAATTATATACCGATAATATTGACAAATATTCAGAAAATATTTCACCTGAATTAGAAGTTAGATTTGGAACTCGTAAAATAAAGAATATATCAAAAATAGATTTTAATAATGTAATTCAAATCTTATATAATTATAATTTCGAGAATGTTTCTGAAAATTATGTACTCAAAATATTAGTAGATGATAATGATGTAAATGTTCGTACACAAATAAATGGTATATCAAATATACAAAATTATTGTAAAGATGATAATTTGGATAATATTTCAAAAAGTAATATAGAATTTTTAAATAAAGAATATTTTAAGTACAAAGACAATCCAATATATCCTCTAAATTTTGATGATTATAACTTTAGAGTAGCATTTCAAATTGAAAAACAATTATCAGAATCTCATGTTAAAGTAGATGAATTAATTAAAAAATGGTCTAGTTATAATAAAGTATTTAGATATATTAAACGATTTGAATTTATTAATAAAGAGTTACCTGTTAAGATACATTGTAGTATTGTTAAAATATCTAAAAATAATAGAGAAGGATTTGTTTCTATAAAAAATATAGCAGAATCAAATGTATTTAATAATATTGAAAATTTTGAAATAGAAATAGAATTAGATAATGATATAATTCTTAAAAATAAAAAATTCAACGATCATAAATTATTACATTCTTTATTAAAAAAATCTATTAAATATGTATTAATTGGTTTACAACAAACTAATTTTCCTATTAGTATATCTCAACAAAGTACAATTTTAAACAAATATTTAAAAATTATTAAATCAACTGATTATAAATTTAGTGATAAAATAAACATAAAAGATTTTATTGGACCTTCATCATCTACATTACAAACTATAAATATGTTAAGTGATAGTGAAATAAATGAAACTAATAGTAGTATTCCAAATATAAGACATAACTATACTGTAACTGATAAAGCTGATGGAATTAGAAAATTATTATTTATAGATGATATTGGAAAAATTTATTTAATACCAATGTCATTAAATATTCAATTCACTGGATGTTATACTGAAAATAGCGATATATTCAATACAATATTAGATGGTGAACATATTTTACATGATAGAAAAAAACAATTTATAAATACATTTGCTGTATTTGATATATATTATCTTAATAATATGAATACAACAGGATTACCATTCATAAATTTACCTGATATAGAATCAGAACAAGATACTAGTAAACAATCAATTAAAGATAAACAAAATTATAGATTAGTATTATTAAATAATGTTATTAAAAATCTAAAAGCAAATTCAGTAATAGGTGATAAAATTTTACCAATGAAATTTATTGTTAAAAAATTTTATGCTAATAATATATTTAACGCATGTTCTACTATTTTAAATAATGATAAAATGGGTATATATGAATATGAAACAGATGGATTAATATTTACACCAATAAATACAGGTGTTGCTAATAATAAAGTTGGATTTAATGCACCAAACTATAAAACAACATGGAATGAATCTTTTAAATGGAAACCAGCAAATTTTAATACAATTGACTTTTTAGTTAGATTTAAAAAAAATAAATTAGGTAGCAATTTTATAGGAAATATACATGTATCTGGAAATAATTTAACCTCATTAAATCAAACTAAACAATATTATACACTTATTCTTCATGTTGGATTCGATGAAAAACGTCATGGTTATATTAACCCATGTGCTGATATAATAAATGACAATATAAAAAAAAATACACAAGAATCTTATAGAAATGATTATAAACCTGTACAATTTTATCCAACCAACCCTAGTGATGAAAATGCAGGAATTTGTAATATATTAGCTATACAAGATAGATCTAATATACTTAAAATTTATACAGAAGATGGTGAAGAGATAGAAGATAATTCTATTGTAGAATTTAGATATAATATAGATAATGAACAAAACTGGAGATGGATACCATTGAGAAACAGACATGATAAAACATACGAATTAAGAACCGGTAATAAAAATTATGGAAACGCATATCATGTTGCAAATTCAAATTGGCAATCTATTCATAATCCAATTACAGAAGAGATGATAACAAAAGGCAGTATTACCAAAATAAATTTGAATGATGATGATATTTATTACAATAAAATAACAAATGTGTCAAATACGAGATCTTTAAGAGATTTCCATAACCTTTATGTTAAATCATTATTAATAAATTCTGTTGCTTCAGAAAAAAGTTCATTAATAGATTATGCAGTTGGTAAAGGTGGCGATTTACCTAAATGGATACATGCCAATTTAGATTTTGTATTTGGTATAGATGTTTCTAAAGATAATATCGAAAATAGATTAGATGGAGCTTGTGCTAGATACTTAAATTATGCTAATAGATTTAATAAAATTCCTAATGCGTTATTTGTAAATGGTAATAGTTCATCAAATATTAAATCGGGTGAAGGTATTTATACTGAAAAATATAAACAAATAGTAAAAGCTATTTTTGGAGAAGGAACAAAAACAGAAGCATATTTAGGTAAAGGTGTTTATAAAAACTTTGGTAAAGTTAAAAATGGATTTAATATAAGTTCTATACAATTTGCTATACATTACATGTTTGAAAATATAAAAACTCTAAATGGTTTCTTAAAAAATGTTGCAGAATGCACATCTTTAAATGGATATTTTATAGGAACATGTTATGATGGATCAAAAATATTCACTATGTTAGAAGAAATTAAAAAAGGAGAGTCTATTAGTCATTTCAATGGTGATAATAAAATATGGCAAATAACAAAGCAATATGATAATTTTGAATTTAATAGTGATGAAACTAGTCTTGGATTGGCTATAGATATATATCAAGAAACTATTAACAAAACTTTTAGAGAATATTTAGTAAACTTTGATTATCTTACACGTGTGTTAGAAAACTATGGATTTGTATTATTAACTAGTGATGAGTTAAAATCTATTAATTTACAACACAGTATTGGTTCTTTCCAATATTTATTCGAAAATATGAAACAAGAAATAAAAGCAAGTAAGTATAACCAGAAAAAATACGGCACATCATTAGATATGTCTGAAGCAGAAAAAACTATATCATTTTTAAATAAATATTTTATATTTAAAAAAATTAGAAACATTTCTAGTGATGTAGAATTATCTAGTTTACCACAAGAAATAGATACAGATAGTGCTATAAAATCTATTGAAAAAGATATTCAAGTTATTGAAGAAGAAGAGGTTGATAAAAAGATAGCAGATATGAGGTTACAAAATGAAGCTATTGAAAAATCAAAAATAAAAACAGAAACAAAAATAAAAAAATCCAAAACAGATAAACCAAAAACAAGTAAATCAAAAATCAAAATTGGAGAAGAATAAATAATATAGATTTAATTTAAAAATTTAGTAATACTTGGAATTAATAGTTTGTCTGTATCAAGTAATTCTTCTACTTCTCCTAATTGATCAAATTCAATAGTTAAAATTTCACTATTAATTTCTGGATTTAAAGTTAATTTATTTTTCCAATTTTGTACTATAAAAACAGTTAATAATAATTCATCTGTTTCTAAAGTATTATTAGGAAATTCTATAATATTTTTTAAATCTATATCTATTGAAAGTTCTTCTTTCAATTCTCTTTTTAGTGCTTTTTTTAAAGTTTCACCTGGTTCAACTTTTCCACCAGGAAATTCATATTTATTTGGCATATCTTTTAAATTACTACTTCTTTTAACTAAATATATTTTTTCATTCTTTATTAATATAGCAGCAACTACATTTAAAAGCATTTTATTTATTCCAATTTTCATTTATGTTATTTTATGATATAAAATAAATAAATTCAATTTAATTATTTAATTATTTAATTATTTATTTATTTATTTATTTATTTATTTTAATACAAACAATTTTTTTATGAAAAATATTTTAGGACTAACTATTACTGGTATATTAACTGGTTTAGCTGGAGGTATATTTGGTGCTGGTGCTGAAATATTAATTGTTCCACTTTTAACACTATTAAATGTTTATGATGATTTGAAAAAATCAATAGGAACATCATTGT